CTACAGCAGCGTGCCTGTCATGCCGGTGGGCGGACGCACCGGCGCCGCGGCCGCAGCCGCGTCCACCGGCCGCATCAGGTCGGGATCATTGAGCTTCGGCCCGTTGACGCGCGCCGATACTTCCCAGGCCTCGAGCGCGCCGGCGTACGGGCGCATGAGCGCAGCGGCCTCGTCGGGCGTGCCGCGCATCCACTGATCAAACTGGGCCGCCTCGAGCACGACGGGCATGCGATGGTGATAGGCGCTGACGCTGGGCGCGGCATCAGTGGTGACGATCGCGTAGCTGATGAAGCCTGGGCCGCCGTTGCCGGCCCAGCGATCCCAGATGCCCGCAAACGCGAAGGGCTCGGCCGTGGCGCGCATGTAGATCGGGCGCTTCTTCGGGCCCACCTTCTGCCATTCATACCATCCCGTCGCCGGCACCAGGCAGCGCCTGCGCTCGAATGACTGGCGGAAAGTCGGCTTGTCGCGTACCGACTCGGCGCGCGCATTGATCGTGCTGACGGCCTTCTCGTCGAGGTTCTTCAGCCAGCCCGGGATCAACCCCCAGCCCGCGATGATCAGCTCGCGTCCGCCGCCCTCGATCGGCCGGATGATCGGCAGCGGCTGCGTCGGCGCCGCGTTCCACGTCTGCCGATGCTCACGCGGCCCGACCTCGGGCAGCGTCAATTCGTAGAGCCGGACGATGTCCGACCAGGTCAGTGCGTGGGTGTATCTGCCGCACACAGCGTGATCTCCTCGAGGCGCCGGCGAAAGCTCTCAGCGTCCAGTGTCTCGGCGAATCCGAATGCGAGCTGCACACCCTCGCCCGTCATCTGGTAGCGGTTGAGCGTGATCGATCGCGCGATCTCCCTCAGCGCCACGACACGATCGACATCGCCGGCGATCGCCTCGGGAACGTCGACGACGGCCTCGTACAGCTCGACGTCATCCTTATCGGCCACGTAGTCCATCAGCCAGCGCTCGAAGGCCTCGCAATCGGCATACTCGAAGAACCCGATCGCGAGCCGATCGGGCGGATCTGGGGGCGTCCACATGACGTGTCGGCCGGGTGCGAGCCGATCGGCAGCTTTTGTCAGGCCCTCATAGAAGCTGGCCCAATTCGACCACCCGAAGCGGTGGATCTCTAGCTGGCAGCGGCAGGTCCGTTCCATGGCTTCGTCCGTGCTCCTCGCGGTGGCTCAATGGCGAGAACATAATAGGAACAACGCACTCTGTCGAATCGGACAAGACTTGGCGTATAGGCGGCTATGTCGCCCCAAGATATCGATTGCCCGCGCAGTTCCAGTATCCAACGAGCAGAAAATATCCACGTATTTTCAATATGATAATGCGTGCACCAACCAACGGGACCCCAGTCTGGCAGATCTAGCTGAACCAAGCTTTTCAGCCAGTTGCGATTACAAACGACAAAGACGGGGGTAACGTAAAGATTGCAGTCCTGATTTCGAATGCCCACATAGCCGACGCGAGAAAAGTAAAACGAAATGCAAACTTGGGTAGGGACATGAGCCTCACGTTCGAAAAGCTTGTCGACTACGTGCGCGCAGAATTCAACATAAGGGGTTCCAATGAGTGACGGGACAACATCCAGGCTACCGCCCGCACGGGTTCGGCGACAGCTTCGAAGAGAAGCAGGCTTTGTGTGCGCTCATCCGGACTGTTCCGAACCATATCTCGAGTATCACCATTTCGACCCACCATGGCATGTCGAGCAGCACCATCGCCCCGAGGGCATGATAGCGCTATGTGCAAATCACCACGGCCGCTCGGCCGCATATAGCGTCGAAGATTTGAGGGCTTGGAAAGCATCGGGATCAAAGTCCGAGACTGTTCGTGCAACAGTCGAATGGAAGCGGGAAAGGTCCTTTGTGGTCGTTGGGAAAACCTTGGGCTGGAACTGCGGTACTTGGTTACACCTCGGAGGAGAGCCGGTGATCTGGCTCACACAAGACGAACGCGGTCGAGATATGTTCAATTTCACGATACGCGATTCATCTGGGCGGACTGCCTTTGAGATGCGCGACAACGATTGGGTCGCCCACCCGAAATGGGAGGATATCGAGATAGGTGCGGAAGGGCGGTCCCTCTACTTCAAGTCGAAGTTGGGAGACATCTCCTTGCGTCTCAGGTTTGCCGAGAAATCCATCGCGACCATCTTTTCGGACTTCGACTATGATCCCCGTCGTCAGCTCGAAATGCTGCAACACCTTGGACCGGATCTTGGTCCACTCAATCCACTGAAGGAACTATTGGAATCGGGTTTGACGGCACAGACTGGGCTCATCTGTACTGTGGAAGGTCGATGGACTTATCCGCAGCAAGTAGAAATTGCGCACGGTTACGGGCGCTACGGCGGGATCCAGATCATGAAAAGTTTTGCCTTCATGGTTAATTGTGTGGTCCAGCTCTAGCTCATTCCCGACGCCACCGCCTTGATGATGATGCTCCTGGCTGGTGCCCCCTACTCGCACCGCTCGGCATACAGATCGTTGTTCGTGACGATCTGCTCGGCCAACGACCTGTAGAGCTGCGCCCTGGTCCGCATGTCGGCCACCTGCTCGACCGTCACGATGATCTGCCGGCCGCGCGTGCAGAAGGTGTCAACGACGGCCGGGGAGCAACCGATCAAACAACTCGTCATCAGACAGAGAGCGATTGCGATCTTCGGCATGGATCCGCTCCTTGCGGGCTTTCTCGATCTCGGCCGAGACGCGGCCGCGCTCGATGGCCACCCCGTCGACCCGGCCCTTCACGTAGGCACCGCCGACCAGCAGAACGGCCAGCAGCACGGCGCCTAAGTACCTCGCCGCCGGCGTCCGAATAGCCGCGAGCAGCCCTGAAACCACCACCATGGAAGTCTCCTCATTGCCCGGTCAGCCAGCGGGCGAATACGATCGCCCAGGCGGCCTGCACGATGCCGTAGGCCGTAAGCCACGGGGCGCCCATGGCCGCTGCAATGGTCGCCAAGAGGATCGGCGGCACGACCAGCGCCACGACGCCGAAGCCCCACAGAATGACGTAGGCTGGCCAGCCGAAGGCCTCGACGCGTGGCATGCCCATGATGTCCTCTCCTCAGAAGACACGGCGCAGCAGCTCGCCGAGCTGGGCCCAGAAGTCGCGTGGTGCTGGTGTCGCGCTGGAAGTCGGCATCGCCGGCGGCGCCCTATCGGGCACGGCCGCTGCCACCAACGCCGCGCGCGTGAGCGGGCCGACCAGGCCGTCGACATGCAAGCCGGCACGAGCCTGGAAGACCTTTACCGCGCCCCCAGTGGCCGGTCCGAAGTGGCCATCCTCGACGAGGCCTGGTGCGCCGCTGGTACGGTTCAGCGTTGCCTGCAACGCCCGCACGTCGTCGCCAGTGGTTCCCTCGAGCAGCAGGCGCGGCTGCGCCTGCCGCGGCGGCACCTCGCCCTCTGGCATCGGCGTCTCGCCGATCGCGGCCTGGGCGCGATCCCAGTAATACTGGCGCGTAGCGAGATTGATCAGCCCGCCGTTGACTCTCCTGGTCAAGGCCGTGAAGTCGCCGCTGTCCGCGATCTCATTGCAGCCGTTCGCAGCCCAGAAGTGCGCTGCGCTCTGGGCACCGCCTTCGGGCGTCAGCAGGTAGTCCGGATCGGTGTCCAGCGGCATGCCGACAGCAGCAAAAAAGCGGAAGTAATTGGCCTTTCCCGTGAGCTGCATGGGCCCACGGCCGCGGTAGCGCCAACCATCGTCCGGCGCGTTGTTGCCCAGACGAAAACCCGGCGATCGCCGCGCATCGGCATAGATCCAGTTCGCGATGGCTTCCGGCCCTTGGGCCGCGACCGCGCGGGCCTGGGCCAGATCGCGAAACGTGCCAGCGAACAGCTCGTAAAGCCGTTCGCCTGTATAGCTCAGGTTCTCCGCCTGCACCTGCAGCTCGCCGGTTTCCTCAGCGATCGTCGCCAGGAACATCTCGATGCGGCGTTCCCGATCGATGCGGTAGGCCGGCATCTGGGCATTGAGCGACGGCAGCCAAAGCTCGGCACGACCGGTCGCATGGGCGCGCGGCATGATTGCCGCGAGCTGCTCGCGGGTCACAAGCATGGTGAAGCTCCGATGATGGGTGCCAGTCAGCGCGCCAGTAGTCGGCGGCGGCGCAGGCGGTAGATCATGGTGCCGGCGAAGCCGGCATTGATGGCAACCTGACCGAGCTCGATGTCATAGGGCCAGGCGATGATGTTGAAGAGGCCGCCAACGACGGCGCCATAGAGGCAGAGGCGCAGCCACAGCGGGTGGCCGCGCGCCTTCTCAAGGAGGTACCACAGCGCACAGACTGCGATCGCCAGCGATGTCACCGCGTTGGCGACCCACAGTGCCCACAGCCCTGCGTCCATCATGACTGGCCTCCCGTCGGTGGACGCGTGCTGCCCGGCCGCAGGAAGTCGAGCACCCGCCGCGGATCCTCGCGGAACCAGTCGGCCAGCCGCAGCACCAGCTCGATCAGCGTCATCGACAGCAGACCGATGACGAAAGCCAGGGCGCGATCGAGCGCGCCATCCGGCGCCACCGTGATCACCAGCCCAACCAGCGGCGTCAGGTAGCTCGCGCTGATCGCGCCCAGCGCGATCAGGCTCATGCCGCGCTTCCAGCTCATGGCGTTGGCCTGGCTCATGAACACGACGCGTGCCACGCCGCCGGCCAGGCCGGCCAGCGCCGTCGACAGCTTGACGCCGAGCGCTCCAACGACCTCACCGATGTCCATGCCTACCCCCTGACGACGCCTACGGATTGAGTTTTCAAGGCCGCGTCGACCTCGGTTTGGGTGATGATCCCTTTGGCGACCAGCAGATCAGTCAACGCCTTGACCGTCTTCATCTGCACACAGGCATTCTCGGCGCGCGACCGCGCTTCCTCTTCCTCGGTCATCTCGACCAACTTGCCATCTACGACCTTCACAAGGCGGGTCATGTCACGCGGCCTCATAGACGCCATTGGCGTACAGGCTCATGCCGCTGGCACCTGGATAGGTGCCATCGTATTTCAGGAGAATGAGCTTCGCCGGCGACGCCAGAATAGATGCCCAGCACGTGAAGTTGCTTGGTCCATTGGCGTGCGCTGAACAATTCTGCTGCGGCCCGATCGGCGCGACCGGATGGGTAAGCTCTACACCGCCAGCTGCCGTCCCGTTCGTCGTGATCGTGACGATCGTTCGAAACGCAACGAGCTTGCCCCTCTGTATGTAGGAGCCGCTGGCCGACACCGATGTAAAACTGCCGACGGAAGATGTGACGACCGGCGTATAGGCAGTCCATGCCGGAAAATCATCGGTGAGGTTTCGCAGGTACTTGTGCGTCGTCTCGTTCAGCGTGCCGACCGTGATCCACTGCGTCCCATCCCACAGCTTGTGCGCCGTGCCGGTCGGCGCGCCGGTGCTGTCCAGCCAGTCCATGCCCTTCTGCTTCAAGGGCGGCTCGGTGGAGCCGTAATGCTTGCGCCGCAGCTGCCACAGGCGATCGGCCGAGGTGATGGTGTGGACCACGCGCATGGCGTCGCCCGCCTGCCAGTCGATCAGCGAGCCCGTGCTCGAGCGCAGCAGGTTGCGGGTGATCCGCCCGCCGCTAGCGTTGGAAACGACGCCCCACCCGTGCTCCCATTTCGAGTAGTCGGGCAGCCTCGCGACATACTCGGCAACGCCGCCGTTGCCGAACACAGCCAGGAAGGTGCGGAAACCAGATACCGCCGACGGGATGATGTAGTCACCAAGCCCCGTGGTGGTCGACTGCTGCAGCACGAAATCGTCGCTCTGCTCGGCCATGGCGGACTACCTCGTGACCTGCTGCGGGCCACGACGCTCGAGCGGCCGCGGCCACACGTCGCGCGGCGCCCACGGCTCGGCCACGCAGCGCAGTTGTGGCGCGATCAGGCGGCGCCGCGCCTCGCAGTCGGCGCGCTCGGTGAAAACCTCGTGCACCAACACGGGCGCGCCATCGGGCGCCTCGAACGCTCCGGACAGCACCCAGAGCGTCAGCCAGATTTCCTTCATGTCAGAGCAGCTCGCGGATCTGGAGGGTGGTCGAATGACGGCGGCGGAAGGGGCTCGCCAGGCGGCGCTGGCCGACGCGCAGGCCGTAGATTGTGTACTGGTGCAGGTAGGTCGTGGCCTCGGGGTCCAGGCACAGCAGGAACGGTTTCGCCGTGCCGCGCTCGCGCAGCAGGTCGCCCATGCCGCCGGCCGCCATCGCATCGGCCTCGGTCAGCAGGTTCCAGGGCAGCGACTTGACCCGCGGGTTGTCGCGCGGCTCGACCAGGGTGCGTCCGTACGGCGTCGGCACGACCCTGTCGGCGGGCTCGTCGCCGAGTTCCCAGCCGCGCGAGAAGTTCACGGACGGCGTGATCGCCTTGTCCAGCAGCAGCACGCCGGCCTGCACGAGGGTGCCGGCGAAATCGATGCGCCACCACCGGAAGGTCTGGACCGACGGCAACCGCAGCAGGCATGTGTGCTGCAGCCAGCCGGCATCGGCCGGCTTGCCCGTCACCGGCCACACCGACACGCTCGTCGAATCGTAGCCCGGCGCGGCCGTGAGGTTGGCCTGTGACGAGGCCCCGCGCAGCTGCCAGAAGTCGCCCCCGCCGAACGTCACGCCCACCATCGCCAGCGTGTCGACGGCGACGGCAGCGCCCATGTCGATGACGACCCAGGGGTTCGACGTCGCCGAGCGCCAGACCTTCGAGGGTTGCGCCGCCAGCTTCAGGTTGCCGACGGGAAACGCCTCGGACGACGCGGTGAGCGTCGCCTCGCCGATCGACCGCGGTGACAGGAAGAGCGCACGCGCCATGTCAGCCCCACAGGTCCAGCGTGACGTAGTTGAGGCCGGCCACCGCTTCGACGCGCACCACCGTCATCAGGCGCGCCTCCAGCCCATAGCGGGTGTAGCCCCGCACTTGGCAGACGCGGCCGAGCACGTCGGCGAACGGATCGAGCCGCACGGGGATGCGCCAGCGCTGGCGATCGACGCCGAGCAGCGCCTGCTGCCGGACGGCCTCGGCGACCGCGTCGCCCTCCAGCGCGTACTCGCCGGCGATCGGCACATCCGGCGCCTGGGCATGCAGCAGCTGCACGGCATCGTCCTGCGCCTGGACGTATGTCCATTCTTCGCCGTACAGAAGCTGCTGGCTCGCCGTCGCCGCGCCGAGCTCGCTCTTGAGCTGCGGCGCCCAGTTGTGCCGCCAGCCGACCCGCGTTTTCCAGCGCGGCGGCGACCAGGCCATCATCTCGGGCGTGCCCTTCGTATCGGCCGGGTGGTCGATGACGAAGTCGGCCCGCGTCTGCCTGTCGAGCTGGTTCACCGTCAACTTGGCGTTGAGCCCGATGCGCCACCATCCAAGGCAGCCGGCCATGATCCTGTCGCACGCCGCCCCGATGGAGATATCGCTGTCGAAATAGAAGCCCACCGGCCCCGGCTGCAGCACGTTCATCCGGAAGAAGGCTGCGTTGTCGACGTCGGCCGCGATCGCCAGGGTGCTGGAGTCCTTCACGGGGTCAGGTCCCCGGGACACCGCGATGCGGCGCAGGATGTTGGCCCGCGTCTCCTGGTAGAACTGCACCATGCTCGAGATGCCGTGCAGCAGCAGGTTCTCGTCATCACCCCAGCCATCGAGCCGCAAGCTCAATGCCGGCGCCGACCCCAGGCGGAAGCAGCCGTCGGCGCTGCCCTTGACGGCCTGGCCTACCGGGACCGACGCCAGGGCATCCAGGTCGGCGTATGTGTCGAAATTGCCGCCCGTCAGCGTGTACTCCGAAACGCCGTCGCGGATCGACGTGACGGCCTTCACCTGGCGGTCGTGCCACTGGTAGATCAGCTTTTCCGCATTGATCAGCCGCGGCTCGACGTTGAACACGCGGCCGTAGGCCTGCGGTATCGGCTGCCCCTTCAGCGCCGCGTCGCCACCCAGCCCGCCGCTGCCGTCATAGCGCCCCAGCAGCGGCGTCTCGTACAGCCTGCCTTGGCGGTGCTTGACCTTGAGCCGCTTCTCTTCGTCCGAGAACAGCACCTTGTCGCAACCCAGCGCCGCGATGCGCGTGAAATCCGGGCGGAAGATCGAAATGCTGCGGCCGTCCCACGCATATCGCGTGATGGCATCGTCGAGCTCGCCGCCGGGATCGGAGAGGGTGATGTCACCGAAGCCGGTGCCCGACTCGCTCGCGCCCGAGGCCGGATCGATACCGTCGAACAGCTGGTCCTCGAAGTTGAAACCCTCCGCGAGCAGCGGCGGGAAATGCGTCGCAGGGAGGAAGATCAGAGGATCATCGACGTTCCGGGCGAACGAGTTGTAGCCGTGCGTCGACGCCGGCACGATCGCCGGCGCGCCGGACACCGGGTCCCACGGATAGGCGATCATCAGCAGCGCCTGGTTGTCCGCCGGCGAGAAGTCCTGATACGTCACGACCTCGTTGACCTGGACCTCCAGCGTCCCGCCGGGATAGTCGATCGTGCCCGCCGGATAGGGCGGGTACATGAGCTGGATCGTCATCAGGACCGTCTCTGTTGCGCGAGGAACAACGCCATCTGGTCTGTCAGCACCTCGACCTGGGCGGTGAGCTGGTCGATGAGCTCGGACTGCTGGGCGATGACGCGGGCCGCTTCGCTGAGATCGGCGTTCCCGCCGCCGGCGGTGTTGGCCGGCTGGGTCCCGAGGAATGACGCCAGGTCGGCAAGGACCTGCTCACGGCCGGCACCGAAGCGCTCGCCGTGACCGTACGCGCCCGCCAGCGCAGTGATATACGCGCTGGCATCGCTGCCCAGGCGCTGCAGCGCCGTGCGGTCGCCACCGCGGGCCTGTGCCAGCGTGGCCATGTAGGTCGCCTGCGAACCGCTCGCCGCCGCGCCCGGGCTGACGCCGCTCAGCGAGCCGTACAGGATGTTGTTGTAGACGTCCCGCAGCCCCTGCATCGACTGCGCCATGGCGGCGTTCGAGTCCTCGACGATGCGCACGCGGCGGGCGGCGTAGTAGGCCTCGATCTGGTCGATGTCGGCGAGCGCGCCTGTCACCGTCTGGTTGAGGTACTGCGCGTTGGCGATCGCCGCCTTGCGCTCGACCTCGAGATCCTCGAGCGCGACCTGCAGCTGCCCTTCCGGCGTCATCAGCAGCGAGCGGCGGCGATAGTCGGCATTGACATCGGTTGCCAGCTTGTTGATCGCCTCCTGCGCCCGGATGCGCACGAGGCCGACATTCCCGCCCGCCGCCTCAGCCAGGCCGGCCAGGTTATCGAATTGCTGGTTGAGGCCGCGCACGGCGAGCTCGGCTGCGGTGATGGTGTCCGTGCCGCGCGCCAGGTCCTGAAGCGTCGTGCCCAGCGCCTGGTCGATGATCGCCTTGCGCTCGGCCGCGAAGGTGCGCTCGATCTGGTTGATATCGACCAGCACGCCGCTCACCGCGTTGAGCGTCGCCGCCTCCTTCAGCGCCTGCTCGCGGCCCTTGGCGTTATCCTCCAGCGCCAGCCGCAGCTGGCCACCCGGCGTCAGGCCGATCTCGCGGCGGCGATAATCGGCATTGGCGTCAATGGCGAGCTGGGCGATCGCTTCCTGGCGGCGCTTCTCGACCAGGCCGACATCGAGGCCGTACTGCCGCGTCTGCGCGGCGACGGCATCGTACTGCTTGTCGAGCTCGCGCAGCGCCCGGTCCATCGCCGTGACGTTCTGCGTGCCCTTCTGCAGGTCGTCGAACACCGGCGCGAAATCAAGCGCCGCCTTGATCGCATCCAGCGAGTCGAGGTCGGTGTTCTGGACGATCTGCGACACCGTCGGCGTGAAGCCGGCGCCGCCGAGCGTGCCGCCGCGCGCGTTCTCGCGCAGCAGCAGGCCGGCCAGCACGCCGATCGCCTCCTCGGGCGAGCGCAGGCCGGCCCGGCTCTCGCGCGGATCGCGGTTATAGTCACCCAGCCCGACGATGAACTGGTTGCCGGTGTTTTTTCCCACCGAGTTGAGGATGTAGCCGCCGATCGCCCCTGGCCCCAGCGACAGGCCGTAGCCGGACAGCAGCTCGCCGAACGCATCGGTGAAGCCCGACGCCGCCTGGCCGGTGGTGCCCAGCGAGCGGCCGCGGCTCATCGCCATGGCCGACGACATGGCGCCGCCGGCGAAGCTGATGTTGGTGACCTCCTGTGGCGTCTTGGGCTTCTTGCCCAGCAGGCCGCCCAGCAACCCGCCGATCAGCCCGATCCCCATCCCCACGGGACCGAGGAAGCCCAGCGCCGGCACCGCCGCGCCGAGGAGCCCGAGGCCGCCGCCGAGGATACCCGAGATGCCGCCGATCGTGTTGCCCTGGCTCAAGCTGTACGCGCCGAGGCCGATCGAGCCGATGCCGGCGAGCGCACCGCCGACCGTCAAACCAGCGCTCTGCCCCGGAAGACCGGAGATATAGTTGTAGGCTTCCGCCCCGGTCATGCCGGGGATGACACCTTCGAACGACGCCACCGATCCCAGCGAGCCACCGAACAACGGTGTGCGCAGGAAGCCGCCGAGGCCGAACAGATCACCACTGCCGCCAAACAGGCCGCCGCCGGGCATACCCCCGAGCAGACCGCCACCGCCGAGCGATGCGCCGGCCGACGGGTACGGCACGCCGGCGCCGATCGACCCGATGCCGCCGCCCACACCACCAGCGGCACCGCCGCCCATGCCGCCGGGCACCAGGCCGCCGAGGCCCGCGACACTGATCAGCGGCTGGATGAGCGGGCGGATCACGAGCAGCGTCGCCAGCTCAGCGAGATACTGCCGCCCGATATCCTTGGCCCGCTTCCAGAAGTCCTCCCAGCTGTCCAGGTTGCCCGACATCGCGTCCTTGAAGATGTCGGTGGTCAGCGAATAGACGTTGCGGATCGCCTGCTCGGCCGGCTGCTGCAGCAGCTGCGCCTCGCGCTCGGCCATCCGCTCCATCTCGCGCTGCGCCTGCTCAGACGCGCGCCGCTGATCCTCCTGCGCCTTCTTTGAGTCGTACGCCGCCAGCGCCCGCGCCTTCGCCTCCTCGCCGACCGCCTGGATCTGATCCTCGGTCATGCGCAGGACCTTGGCGCGTGCCAGCTCCTCGGCCTTCAGCTCGGCGACATGGCCGGCGCGTTCGCGCGCGCTCTCATCGCTGAGGTCCGATTCGCGCGCCAGCGAGTCCAGGTACTTGTCGAGCGCCTCCTTTGCCCGCTCGTATTCCTTCGCCGTCTGATCGACCGAACCGCCACCACCACCGCCGCGCTTGCCCCAGCCTGGCGGCAGCGGCGGGCCATAGGGTTCAGACTTGCCAGGATTGAAGTAGCCGCGACTTGTGCCAGGCGAATTGTCGTAAAAGTGGACCGACAACGCCTCGGACACTTCATCCGATGCAACACGGAGAATTTCGTCACGGACCTTATTCAGCGCGGCACGAATGCGCGCCGAATCGATCGTCTCTCCACCGTGATGCTTGAGCGAAGCGACCAGCTCAGCCTCGAGCTGCGCTTCGCGCGTGCGTGGCGATGCCTGCGACCCAGTGGGCGTCGGCGGCCCGTACTGCGGCGACGTGAGCGAGAGACCGAACTGAAATCCCAGCACGCCCGACAGGCTGGGTAGACCTCCACCCCACTTGGACACAACCTCAAGAAATTTCGAGAAGCTGGTTGTCGCCCCTTCCGCATCCTTGGCCACCTGGATCAGCGCTGGCGACGCGCCCGCAACGATGTTGAGAGCTAGCCCCTTCCACGCCTCGCTGGAGCTGTTGACGACTTTTGTCAGCGCCTCAATCTTCTCGCGCGCGCCCTCGTCGATCAGTGCACGATGCCGAACGAGTGCATCCGTGGCAGCGTCGACATCCTTGACGCCGTCCTTGAACGCGTCGGCAAGCTTGATCCACCCCGTGCCGAAGAACTGCGCACCCAGCGCATTGCGCGTCGCCTGGTCATCGAGGCGCGCCATGGCGTCGATGATATCGCGCACGATGCCGTTGAAATCGCGCAGGCTGCCGTCCGCCCTCAGCACGCCGACGCCGAGGCGGTCCAGGACAGCCGTCAGCCGCTGGTTGCCTTCGGCCACCAAGCCGATATTGCGGCTGGCGACGACCATGACCCGGTTGAGGATGTCGACGTCCTCGCCGCTCTTGGCCACCACCTGCCGCCAAGCCTGGATCTGGGCGATGGTGAGGCCCGTCTGCTCGGCCAGGTCCTTCATCTGGCCGTAGGCCGCGAACACGCTCTTGCCGAGGTCGACGATCGCCCCAGCCGCACGCGTCACGGCCTCGCCCAGCACGTTGCCGATCGTGCTGCCAGCCGTGACCGCGCCGAGGTTCAGTTCCCCGAGCGCCGAATTGGCGCGCCGCGCCGCGTCGCCGATCTGCCCGCTAGCGGCGCCGGCCTTGCCGCCGAGATCCTCCAGCGCGGTTCGCATCTGGTCGGCGGTGGTGCGGCCCGACTCGAGCGCATCCTTGAAGGCGGCCGCGAGCTGGCGCTCACCCTCCTCGACGGTCTTGAGCGCCCGCGTGATCTGATCGGCGCTCGCCGTGCCGGCGTCGCCAGCCTCCTTGAAACCCTGTGCCGCGGCCCGCGAACCGTCCTCGATCTTCTTCAGCGCCTTTTCGACGGCCTCATCGCCCTCGACGCCGAAGCGAGCGGAAATCATCGATCCACCCATTTTCATCGCCTCGACATCAAGAGGTTCAAACAGGCATATGTCCGCGGGCGCATCCCAAAGGAGACGACATGACTGCCGACGACAAACTGCGGTCCACCCTCACGACCGCGAGCGCAGCCGTATCCATCGCCCGCGAGGTCATTGAAGAGCGGGAAACGTTGACACCAGAACAGATGCGCAGCGCGCTCCTGAGCTTGATGACGACCGTCGCGCCAATGATCGAGCACGCGGAGCGGCTGCAGGGACGTGTCAGCAAGCTCGAAGACCAGTTGGCCAGGACAGTCACGATCCTTGCTGACCTGCATTCACGGTTGCCCGGAGCAACGCGTTGAACGACGTGCCGGCGGACTTCGCGGCGCCGGAGAAGTCGAGCAGCTTCGCGACGCGCGTCTGCCGCACCAGCACGAACAGAGGGATGCCCCGCTCGCCGGCCGGCATGGCGATGTCCTTGCGGCCGGGATCGGTGCTGTGCTTGACGCGGCCGCGGCCGCGCTTCGGCGGGTTCGCGACGAGCAGCGCCTTGCCGTTATTGATCGCGACAAACCGCAGCTCGCCCAGCGCGCGCGCCGCGAGCCGTGTCTGCGCGAAGCGCCTCGGCATGGCGGCGCCGCTCAGGGCGCCAAGCTTGCGGTCGACCAGGGCGCGGTCCCAGCCGCGGGCGATCGCCTCGGGCAGCGGGATCACGAGCCATTGCCCGACGCGGGCAGTGATGGTCGCGCCCTGGCCGAAGGCACGGTGCAGCGCCGTCGCTTTCGACCAGACCAACGCCGCCGGATGCAGCGAGGCTTTGTCGCCCTTGGGCCAGTGCTCGACGCGCCACGCCTTCTCGAGGCCGGGGCCCAGCCCGGCGCTGCGCACCTGGTCGCGCAACACGCGCTGCAGATCGTCGGCCGCCTTGCGCGTGGCCGCCGTCACCCGCTGCGCCGCGGCGCTCTTCGACTCGACCTGTGCCTTCTGCAGCTCGCCGGCCGGAAAGTCGAAGTTGAACTTCACCGGCGGGGCTCCGTCACGTCCGTTTTGCCAGGCGCGCGTCTTCCGCCTGCATCAGGTCGAAGATCGCCATCAGCCAGGCGCCCTGGTCGAGCAGGCCGCCAGCCTCGGGCAGCGGGCCCGGCGGTGCCGGCAGCGGCAGCAGCAGCGGCGGCATGCCCTGCCCCCTGGGCAGGGGCAGGATGCCGGGCTGCGGCCGCGCGGTGGCGTAGAGATCGAAGATCCGGCGCCAGACCGGATCGAGGTCGAGCGCCGGGTTGGTGCGGTAGAATGCCGGACCGTCGTCCGGCCCGATCAGCCAGCCGTCGCCGCCGTCTGTGCGCTCGACGGGATCTCCGTTGTCGTCGAAGAACTCGTCGCGACGCCTGGCGATCCAGACGGCGAGGCGGGCTTTTTTGCGTCTTCTCCCGTGGGGAAGATCGCGGTCAGGATCTGCGCGCCGACGATGGCGGCATGATCGGTCGGCAGCCGGTCGATCAGCTCGTCGGGCACCTCGCCGCCGACACGCTTGAACGGCACGCGCTGGCCGTCGCGACCGATCACGTCGCGCCAGCCGGTCAGGAACAGGCTGCAGGCGACGCGCGGCGAGAGGCTCGCCCACAGCATGCGGCGCTCCAGCTCGCGGGCGTAGGGCGGGTGCAGGCGCCGCAGCATCGCGTCGAGCTGCTCGAGCTGGTCCGCCTGCCGCGGCGACAGCGCGGCCGCGGCCGCCTCCGCCTGCAGACCGGCGAGCTCGGCATCGAGCAGCGCGGCCGCCGGATCATCCTCCGCGGCCGCCGCGCGCCCGACCGCGACCAGCGCGGCGCGGGTGGCGATATCACGGCCGGCATCATCGGCCCGCTGCGCGGCATCGATCAGGCCGAGCAGCGCGGCGCGGTCCTCGGCATCATCGCACAGCGCGTCGATGCCGGCCTTGGCGACCTCGCGCAACCGCGCCGGCGACATCGTGGCGCCGGCGATCGAGGTGACGCGCGCGCGCCACTGCTCGCGCTGCCGCTCGGTGGGCGGCCGGTAGAGGTAGACCGGTGGCGGATCGCCAGTCGCGCCGGGCGGCGTGAAGGTCAGCGCGAGCTTCGTCGATACGGGAGCGGACATCGGATCCTACCAGAGGGTGAGCATGAAGCCGGCGTCGCGCTCCGAGGGCTTGCCCTGCAATTCCTCGCTCACGAAGCCATTCGAATCGCCGTCGTCGTTGGCGGTCAAGGTGACGGCCGGCATGGTGAGGGCGGCGCGGTTGCCGGGTTTGCTGGCGCCGGCGCCCAGCAGCTGGGCATCGACCATGATGTCCTGGCCGCCGCGCAGCTTCGACATCAGGTCGCGGGTCGCCACCGATGTCGCCAGCGGGTTCGCCGTGAAGCGGATGTTGCGATCGACGATCTGCGGCGGCCCGAAGCCCTCGGTATCGTTCGGATCGTCCGGGTACGCCAGCTGGTTGTTGAGCGCCACGGTCATGCGCGAGATGCCGGTCGGCAGCCGGTCGATCGCGAAGCGCGACGCGCGCCACACGCCGGCCCGTGTCGCGTCGTAGGTCGGCGTCGGCATGGCGGCGTCGGCACGCCCCTCGAACAGGGCGGTGATACGCACGTTGAAGCGCCACACGTTCGCGGCGGTCTGCTCGATGGAGAGGTCGCCGACGCCGCCGCGAAAGCGCCAGCGCAGGCCGTCGCGGTACATCTCCCACGAATGGGCCGGCGCATCCGCCGATGTCGGCTGATAGCGCACGTTGGCCGCGATCCCGGCCTTGGTCGTGACGTCGAGCGCCGATCCCATGGTCTTGGTGATGGCGGCCACGCGCGCGGCGCTGTAGTCGCTGGCCACGACATACTCCGGCGCCGCCGGGTTGCCCGAAAGCAGCACGGGCATGCCCCGGTATTGCTGCGCCGTGTTGCCCCAGGGCGCCTGGGCGGTCAGCCCGGTCACGCTGCCGGCGGTCGCGGCCACGGCCGCCACGCCGTAGCGGATCGTGAAGGTCGCGCCCGCCACCTCGGCGGCGAACGCAGGACCTGCATCCAGCCGCGTGAAGTCGATCTGGCCGGCGGCCGAAACCGTGACGATCCCCTCGCCCTTCTGGCCCGCCGCCGTCACGAGATGGAACGGCGTGCCGACCGTGAGCCCCGCCAGACCGGCGCCCGAATCGGTGATGCGGGTGGCGGTCGACAAGGCGATCGTGCTGCCGGTGATCGTCTGCAGCGTGACCACCTCGGCCAGGCCGCAGGCCTTGGCCACCTTGCCCCATTCCGGGGCGACGCCGGGAACGCCCGAACCCTTGACGTAGAGCGGGAACGAGATCTCGCACTGCGCCCCGCCCACGATCGGCGCCAGGGAGTCGAGCGAGCCCGATACCTCGGCCGTGTCGACCACCTGGTTGTTGATCCGCAGCGTCGGCCGCTCGACCAGGATGCCGTCCGTCGTGGTGCTGGGCGCCACGAAGGTGCCGGGCACCGACTCCTGCTTGGCGAGGATCGCCGCGAAACGACTGCGCTTGGCCATGCTCAAACCTCCTCGCGAACGGCGTTCGCGTCGGCCCCGGCCGCGACATCGCCGCCCCCGCCGGCCGGATCGCCGGCGGGGGATCGTTCGCTCTCTCCGGGGGCATTCGGGATGTCTTCCTGACTCAGCGTGCCCTTCAGGGCGCGCACGAGCGGCTCGTCGACCTCGACGAAGGAGCCGACCGGTTGATCGACGCCGTCGCGCCACCACGGCGTCAGGACCTGGACTCGCATCGGATTTCCTCTTGGCTGCTAAAGTTGTGATCTCACGCTGCGGTCGAGCGTGAAGAACTCGATGTCGACGGTCAGGACCGCGCCGATGACGTCGGGATGCCCCGGCACGGTGCCCGGGACCAGCGCGCCAAGGCCGCGCTCCCGGGCGTCCTGGGCCAGCCCGCCGAAGGTGACGTCGTCGTCGATCGCGTCGCGCACCCGGGCATAGATTTCGTTGAGCTGCGTCCCGTCCGGGGCGAAGAGCTCGAGCTCGACGGCCAAGCTGTAGAGGCTCTGGGCCGTGTCGCTCGCGTACGCCGCCTCATGGCCGCCGTCGTACTGGTCGACGGCGGTCCGCTCTGTCTGCGAGTCGCCCGGGTTGCGGCGCAGCGGCACGGCGGCCTGGCCGTCACCCGCCGGCGCCAGGCGGGCGCCGAGGCGCGCGAGCAGCGCGGCGAGGATCTGTTCGCGGACGGCGAGCGGCATGTCAGAGCTTCTTCAGGTCGATGATCCAGGCGGTGCCGGCATCGTCCTGGTCGGGCCTGGCCCCGACCACGAAATCGCCGTCGACCAGTGTGACCGCCGAACCCTTCGCCGGCGACGGCCATACGGACTTCCGGATCTCCATCACCCACGCCGGCGAGGCGAAGTCACCGGCGCCCGAGCCCAGCACGTCGCGCCGCGTCCCGCGCCGCACGATCGCGACGACGGGATCGGGCGACAGCGACGGGATCGTGACGGCCTCGCCGAAAGCCTCGGCGCAGGCATCGTCGACGATGGAGAGGTCGACCGACATGATGGATCAGGTGTTCCGCGCCTTGATCAGCACCTTGGGCTGGGTGCAGAGCAGGATGGGGTTCGCCTGCACCTCGAGGTGGGCCTGCTTGCCGTTCTGGTCCGGGTAGACCCGCGCATAGCGGGGCAGGCCCACGGTGTTCACCGTCTCCAACAGGTCGGCCGGTGCGTTGAAGTGATCGAACAGCCCAGGCGCACCCACCGGGAAGAAATGGGCGTTCGTCGGATCGATGAAGTTGATCGACCCGACCTTGCCCCGGTAGTTCTCGAACGTGATGCCGCCGTAGTTCAGCGTCTCGTAGGCGACACCCTGGCGCAGCTGCGCGGCCTCCTGCTGATTGAGGTAGGTTTCCCGCACTTCCTTGTGGGCGATCAGCTGGTCCCAGAAGGTATCCCCGCACATGGCGTGGATGCGCTGGAAGGTCGTGCCGCCGAGCAGGTTGTCCGTGATCAGCCGGACGACCGCCGTGCACTTCGTGCGCACCGCGCCGGATGCCGGATTGGCATTGTCGAGATCGAAGTCGACCTCAGCTTCCTGGGCGACGTTGAACTCTGTGAACAGGTTGTAGAGCGGCGTGATGCCGTCTGCGTCCATGACGATGCCCTTGATCGCACCGATCCGGTGGAATTCCAGGGTCGCATCGATCTTCGGGGTCATCCGGCCCATGCGGCTGGTAATGGCCTGGCCGACCCCGAGCAGCTGGTCGTTGCTGCCGAAGGCACGCACGTTCTGCACCTCATCGGCATTGATCGTGTCGTCGAGCTGGATGTGCGGCACCTTCAGCATGCGCATGGTGCGCTTCTCGGCGATGTTCTGCTGACCGGGGCCGCCGCGCGGTGTCGCTGCGACCAGGGTGAGGACGCCGTTAAGCTCCTCGATGGCAACCACGGTCGTCGAAATTCCCGACTCATTGAACAGGCCGAGCTGGCCCAGGCGGCCCGGTACGTAGGGCAGCTTGTTGACCGCGGCGGTCAACGAGAGGACATCGAAGCCGGTCCCCTTGAACACGTCCAACATGGTGAAACTCTCCTTCGCCCGGCCGGCGCTATCCCGGCGGGTCGCTCAATGGGCCGCGCCGATCGGACGCGGAGATGGATTGGAGGGGCGCGCTGCGATCAGCGCGCGATGATGCCGGCGCGGGCCAGGTCGGCGTAGGCCTGCGCCTTCTGGCCGGCGTCCGGCGCGCCGGTGAAGACCAGCTCGGCCTTGTTCACCTCGCAGTCGCGCGAGAACGCAACGGCCCGGACGTCGGCCGCGGTCGCATCGACCCCGTCATAGAGAATGCCGACGGCGACCTGGCTGCCGTCCGTGGCCGTCGCGTCGAAATCCGTGTGCTTTACCGTTCCGCCGGACACGGTGATATTGAAGCCGTCGCCGGCGACGAAGTCCGTCGCACCGTCGGCCAGAGTGAACGACAAGCCGCCCCCGTTGAACGCGGCTGCCACGTTGCCGCGGCCGACGAACTTGCCGTCAGGATCCTCGACGATGAAGGATCCGGCATTGGTGGCGGGCTCGGTGATGACCAGCTTGTACACCCCGAGCTTGGCGGCACCGCCGACGGTGATGGCGCCCATGGCACCGTTGCCGACATTGCCGGCGAACGCCACCGCGGCGCCGGCGGCGCCAACGAGCGTGCGGCCCAGGACCGTCATCGCAGACAGGATCCCCGAGCCGCTGACCACGACGATGGCATCACGCGAACGCGCGCCGTTGGCCTCGCTGACGATGGCCTCGCCGGCATACTTGCCCTCGGTCTTCTCGACCATGATGTTCTCTCCTGTGTCCGTGGGGACGATGTCAGCCGCGCGCCGCGTTGCGCTGGGCGTAGAGCGCGGCGACGTCGATGACCGGCGCGGACGATTGCGGCGGCGTGCCGTCGACCGGGTTGCGGTCCACGGCGTCGGCCTTGGCCTTGGCCAGCTTGGCCCGCACGTCGTCGACGCTGGCTTTCGCGTTGATAAAGCCCAGCGCCATCGCCGGCAGACCGGCAAGCGCGCACAGCTCGACGATCGTCTTGGTTCGCGACGCCTCGGCCTGGGCGGCCGCTGCCGTCGCCTGGTCCTTGGCAGGCTCGGCCGGCGCAGGTGCGCCTTCGGATTTCGTATCGGCCGGCGGCGGTGCCGGCTGCTTGTCCTCATTCACGGCCGGGTCCTCGCCGGCCGTCGCCTTCTTCGTCATGTCCGGTTCTCCGGTCTTCCTGGCCGCGTAACGCACGGCCGCGTTGGCCGGCCGGCCGGCCGCCACTTCCTCGAGCTCCGCAAGCGTGTCGTCGAAGCTCATCACGTAGTCCGCCAGGCCGAGATCCACCGCCTCGGCGTCGCGGAACAAGTCCGCCTCGGTATCCAACGCCGCCTTCTGATCGATGCGGCCCTGGCGCGCGACAAGATCGGCGAACATGCGCCGACCGTCGTCGATGTCCTCCTGGAGGCGCGTGCGCGCGTCCTTGGTCAGCGGCGCATGATCCCAGCCATCGATCTTGCGCTTGCCGCTGTAGATCGCGCTGTATTTCAGGCCGCGCTGCTCATCCTCCCCAGACCGGTCGACATGGATGGCGAGCATGCCGATCGACCCGACATAGCCCATCCGCGGCAGGGTCAGGCGGCCGGCCGAGCCAAGGACCCCGTACCCGGCCGAGGCGGCCAGGCCATTGGCGCAGGCCCAGACCGGCTTGACGGCACGTGCCGCCATGACCTTGTCGGCCAGGTCGAACATCCCCATGGCCTCGCCGCCTGGCGTGTCGCCATCGAAGAGGATCGCGCGCACCGCGCCATCCTGCACAACAGCGTCAAGCGTCGCGCCAAGGCCTTCGTACGTCGCGAAGCCGCATACTGCCGCCAGCCAATCGAAGCGCTGCGCCAGCGGGCCCACCACGGGGATGACGGCGACGCCGCCCGGCGTCAGGCAGTACTCCCCCATGCCGTCGGCGACCTGCACCATCTTGCCGCCGGCGATTGCGCCCAGACGACGTGCCATGATGTCGGCACGCGAAGGCAGTGCTTCGCCATCGTCATCATCAAAGGCGCCGATGACAATGCGCTCACCTAGCGCATCCATGATCGCCTTCAGCCGTGGCGGGTCGATCGCAAGCGGCCGGCCGAAGAGCCGCGCCGCCACGCGCGGATACGCGAAGCGCTGCATTGGTCGTGTCCTTGCGTCAGGCGGCGGCGGAAGCTTCGTCGGCACTGAACGCCTTAACGAGGCGCATCAGTGATGCCAGGTTGTCGTTCAGTTGGCGTCCGGCGCCAGGCTCATCGTCCATCGGCGGTCCGCCATTATCGCCGATCCCGGGCGCGCTCGACGACAGACCGAAGCTCTGCTCGCGATCCCGGTCGTCACGGCGGTCCTCGTCGACCTGCTCGGGGTCGCCGCCCATCGCCTTGATGACGCTGCTGCGGGCCTTGAGCCCGGCGACGATCGCGAGGATTTCCGCCTTGATGTCCTTGAAGGGATCGACCCACTCCCACTTGGGCGGGATCCACTCGACGACAAGGTACGGCTTCGGGTTGGAGGCGTAGTCCGGCAGATCCAAGGCGCCGGCCAGAACCGCTGCATCCAGGAACCAACGCCACACCGTGCGGCAGAGCTGGAACACGAGCACCGAATGCTGGAACGCCTCGATGCTGCGCCGAAACTTCAGCATGCCCTGGCGCAGGCTGGAGTAGTTGGCCTGCTTCAGGTCGCCAGTGCCCTCGTAGTACGGGATCCCCAGCGCCATGAAGACCTGCAGCAGCGTCCGGTACTGGAACGGCTCGTACGAGGAGCCAGAGTCCGCGGGCGTCGAGAACTTCACATCCTCGCCCGGCAGCAGGACCTTCATCGTCCCGGGCTCCAGCGTCGGCACCGCGATGCCGTCAGCGTCCTTCGCCGCCTCCTCCGCGGCCTTGTCGTAGAGATCGCCGTCGGGATCCGTCCGGGTCACGAAGCCGGCATGCAGGGCGGCCGTCTTCTTTCTTTCCAGCTCCGCGTCATCGTAGCCGTCGAGCACCCACAGCTTGACCATGGCGGCGCTGAAGCGCGTGAGACCGCGGATCTGGCCCGCCTCGACGGGGTCGAGAACGTGGATCACCTCGCTGGCCGGCACCCGCACCCGTTCGCCGCTGCGGGCGAGCGACACCGTCGTGTCGCCGGGATGCTCCTGCCAAAAATGGTACGCCACCCGCCGGCCAATGCGGTCGAACTCGATACCCTGGCGAATGGCATTGCCGTTCGGCGCCGTCGTGGTGAAGTTGGGATCGAGCATTTCCGACGGCAGCATCTGCAGCTGCAGCGGCACCGTCAGACCGTCCGACAACAGGCGTGGCCGCTTGCGGAAGAACACCTCGCCGGCGATGTAAAGCTCGCGCGACGCACGCCGCGTCTGCCCGTAGAAATCGGTCAGGCCCTCGGCGTCGGACTCATCCGTCCACGCGCGCCACAGCTCGTGGCCCTTCTTCCGCTGCCGGGCGCCCTTGACCTTCCAGGCTGGCATGATGCCGGTAGCCACCGATGCCGACGCCCACGCCTCGATCGCGCCGGCGGCATAGCCGTTGTTGCGCCCAAGGTAGCGCGACCGCGCCAGGACAGTGCCGCCCGAACCCGCGATCAGCGTGTTGACGTGTGCGCGCGTCGGCAGCCATGTCGACAGGCGACGGCCCGTGCGTCCAGCTTCCAGGCCAGTATCGATCGAGGCCTGGCGCGGCAACGGCGCGCTGCCGGCGGCGACCCGATACCGCGGCTTGGCCATCATGGACATCACAGACCCTTGGTCGAGACGAAGCGGAACTGCCGCACAGGCGCCTTGCCGGCAGCTGTACCAAGCTCACCTTCGATCATCGTGAGCGTGCGCTGCATCTCATCGAGACTCCGGTAGCGCACGCGCTTGTTGTCGTGCTCGACCTCGAGCACGCCCTGGGCGATGGCCTTGCGGATGCGGTCGGCGTCAGTCTGCGTCCAAGCCATCGCAGTCACCCCATCATGCTCGAGCGGCCGACGCCGCGGCGGCGGAAGAAGCGGCGCGGTTCGGATACGGTAGCCGCGGCCGGCGGTGTCGCCGTGCGCGGCGCGTTCATAAGGTCCTCGAGGTCACCCTGGGCCGGCGCAGCCGGCCCCTCGCGCTCCTGCTCGAGCCGGGCCCAGATCGCGTCGGGCAGACCGCGGATGCCCCAGTTGTTCGCAGCCGTCTCGGCCTGCAGCATCGTGTCGAGCGCCTCGTTGGCCTGCGCCGGATCCTTCACCCACCGATACACCGTGAAGCCGTATTTGCTGAGACGTTTCACCGGCTGGCGACGTTCGGCCGTCAGCTGCCGGAAATACTCGTCGTCGAGTCCGCGCGGGAAGGCGACGAAGCCCTTCGCCAAGGGATCGTCCTTCGCCAGATCGCGGTACAGCGCCATCTTCAGCACCGAGGCGCCGAAGTTGAAGAAGCGGCCGGCGTACTTCAGCAGCTTGCCAGTCTTGTCGTTGCGCTCCCGCTTCACGCGGGCGATACGCGCCGCGTGGTCCTCGCCGCGGCCGCGCACCATGATCAGCTTCGAGCGCGGATGGCGTCGCGCCCAGTCCCACACATCCTCCGTCCAGGCGTTGCCGTCGATCGCGGCACGATCGATCCCGACACGCCGGCCAGCCTCGTTAAGCCACGTCTGGGCAAGCAAAGCGTCGAGCCGGTCGCGGCATGTCGCATCCGAGATATGACCCGGAATGATTCCGTAGTCGACCACGGCGCGCCGGAAGTCGCGGCCGAAGCCGACCAGCTGCCACTCCACGCGATCGGCCTGGCAGTCGATGCCGAGCGCGGTCACCAGGTAGGTGTGCGGGATCGTGCCTTTCGTGTAGTGCGCCGCCGCGGCGCGATCCCGCAGCTTCTCCCATGGCGGCGCTTCACCCTTGGTCTGGTGCGCCTTGCCGGCCGTGTCGTTGAGGAACGTCTGTTCAGCGGCGCTGTCGCCGCGAACATTGAGCCACTCACGCGCGATACGTGCCCAGCTCTGCAGGTACGAATACGCGCTCCAGATCCAGAAGCTGCGGTGATACCGCTTTGCCTTGGGATTGTGGGCACGCCACTCGAAGCCGGCGAGCAGCTCGGCGCGATGGTGCTCCTCGATCGGGAAGCCGCAGGCCACACAGGTGAAGTGCGCCTCCTCCGGCTTATCCGGATCGAGGGTGGCCAGCATGTTCTCCCACTCCAGGACCTGCATGTGCCGGCACTGTGGGCACGGCACATAGGGCATTTCCTGCGAGCCGGCCTCGAAGCTCTTGGTGATCCGGCACCCCGGCATCACCAGCGGCGTCGAGCACTTGAAGATCTTCGCGAACTCGTCCGCGCGTGACCGGCTGTTGGCCTGCAGCTCCGGATCGCCGGCGGCGTTCGTTTCCCACTTGGCCAGATCGTCCTGCACCTGCCGGTGCATGGTAACCTGCGACAGCGATGCGGGCGAATTGGCGCCGCTGATCAGCAGCGCACCGAGCCCGTCACGGTGTTCCTTCAGGAAAACCGAATCAGCGCCGTCGCGGCTTTTCTCCGGGAAGATCCTGGAGAGCGCTGGCGTGCCGCGGATGAACGGCTTCAGCTTCAGGCGCGACCAGCGCCGCGCATTGTCCTCCGTCGGATGGGTGAAGAGGAAGTCGCACGGATCCATCACCATGGATCCGCCGGTGAAGATGTTGGCGATCACCGTCTTGCCGATCTGCGCCGAGCCCATCAGGCTCACTTCACGGCACGGATCATCCGGCGACAGCGCCCGCAGGATCTCGTCAAAGTACGGAAACAGCTTGCGGTTATACTTGCCTGCGAACGGGCTTTCCCGCTTGCTGAACTCGATGTTCTCCTCGGCCCATTTAAGGTAGTCGACCGGTGGCGGTGGCGCCAACCCGACAGCCAGCGCGGCGAGCACCAGGCGGGCCGGGTTGGCGATAGTGCACCTCATGCGGCTGTCGTCCCGTCATCGTCCGCGATCGGATCGTCCGTCGAAACGGTAACCGTTTCCGGTTCGTCATCGACCGCGGCCTGCGCGGCTTCCGCGGCCTCGGTACGGAACTTGCGGTACTCGGCGCGCAGCAGATGAAGCACATCGCGCTGCGGCACCTTGAACTCGGCAGCCAGCGCCGTCGCGAAGTTTGCCAGCGCACCCTCAAAGTGGCTCACCAGCTTCGCGATCTCGCGCCCGACCTGCTGGCGAACGGCGTTCGCATCAGTGAGCCGGCCGGCGTCGATCGCTTCCTGGCGTTCGGCCTCGCGGTTGGCGCGCTGCAGCTGGATGAGCCGCTCGCGCGCGATCTGGTCGTTGACGTTGTACAGGTTGGACGGCGGCGCGCCTGGATCGCCGACGACTGCAGGCGCCGGCTTGTCGAGCTGCGGCGGCGCCTGGAGATCCAGGCGCGTGGAGAGACCGTTACCGTAGCGCTGGTTGACGTCGAGCGTCCGGTTCAGCTGGGCACACGCGACGGCTTCGCGGATCTGCGCGCTTCGGCCCTCGCCGACAAGAGCATCGCCGCCGATCTTGCCTTTGCTGATCCATTGCGACACTCGGCCTGGCGAGACGTTGCGACGACGCGCGAACTCGGCCTTGCTGATCACATCACTGACAGCAGCGTGCATGACCAGCACCGAAGTGAACTTTAGGCCGATTGAAGAAGCTCTTTAGGCTTCCTATTTAGATATTTAGGCTTCCAAAAACCGCTGCGACTAGCGAACCCGCGCGCCCAAGCTCCCCGTATTCGCGCAGGTGCCGGAAGGACCCAAGCCCTAGGGGTGCGGCGCAGCAATCACTAGCCCTGGCCCTCGACTTGCGACCTGCGTCGGACGCGGACCGAGCCATGCACCGAGGACAGAGGCCTAGGCCTAGGGGTACGTCGCGGCAATCACTAGCTCTGGCCCTCGATTTGTGACCTGCGTCTGATGCAGGCCGAGCCATGCGCCGCGATGCGCGACGCGCCGAGGGAGACTGAACTCTAAGCCGCAAATGCAAACGCCCGGGCGGTTTTTCCCGCTCGGGCGTTTTGGCTCGACACACTTCTCAAGCCTGACGGGAAGATGCCGGTAACCTTCGACGTTGTCAACCAACGTGGATGCGACGTGCCGTGGCGTGAACGACGCGCGCCGGCTCGACCACGCCAGGCTGCACAGTCTGCTCCGATCGATCGACCTCATCGCCTCGCATGAAGCCACGGCCCCGAGGAAACCAATGCTCGGCCAACGCATCGAGCGCGAGCCGGAGGCGTTGACCCGCATGCAGGGCGTCCGCGCGCTTCACCTGTCCGTCGTGACCGAACAGCATCCGTGCCACGTCCTCGATCGTGTGGCCCTCGACCACAACAAGCCGCACGATCCGCTCATCCATCAGACCGAGGATACGGGCGGCATCGCGCAGCCGTTCTGCCGCTAGCAGCTGCGCCATCGTTGGCGAGCGCCCATCGGCGCTGCCCGAGCCGATGCGCGACTGGTCGAGCGCGCACGGCATCGAGCCGCCGCAGTCATTCCACCACTGCCGATAGGACAGGCCAGCCAGCTGCTGCCGCCCGTCGATCTGGCCACGTCGGTGCAGCAGGTCGATCGTGTCCTGTGCCCGCTTGGCCTCGACCTTGCACACCGCGGCCGCCATCTGCTTGCGGGTCTGCTTCGTGCGAGCCAGCTCGGCCCGACGCGCATCGACCACGCGCTGCACCAGATGCGCACCGTCGTCGCCGCGACCATAGACGCGCCGGATCTCGGCATACATTGCTTCGCGCTCTGCCTCCCGGCGCTGTGCCCGGGCGAGCGCCGCGCGGTAGCGACGAGCATTGCTCGCCAGCCAGGACTCGTGATCGTCGCCATAGAGACGGCGGATCCATCGATACATCGCGTCTCGTGTCACCCGGAACGCCCGTTCCGACACCGTTCCAGCACTCGTTCCGGTCTTACCCATTTGACTCTCCTTACTAAAACGATGAATCGGAACGGTGGAACGCTATTCTTGACTGTGTGCAGCACACGCGCGCACGCACACACATGCCTGTGATGGCGATGGCCGAATGGCGTTCCGGCGTTCCGATCCGGGGAAAAAGGGCCGCAGCACAAAGGGTTGGGCCGGAACGGATGCCGGAACGGCGTCGGAACGAGCGTTCCGGCCGGTCATGTTTCGTCCAGCGTTGGGAGGTATTCGGAGGGGATCTTTCGCCCTCGCGACTTCACTCCAGCGTACTGCAATGGGGGATGCGCCGACGTCGCGGCCCAATCCTCAAGGACCTGCGCCCACTTGCCGTTCCGGTACGGCGTACCCTCGAAGATCTTCAGCAGGCCCTTGTGCTTGTTGGTGTTTGCGACCGCAAGCCAAGCGTCACTCCATGCCCAGTGGTCCTCGCCCTTGATCAGCCGCAGCCCCAGAGGGGGCAGGCGTTCGCGCGCTTGGTGCGCGTCGATCGCCTTCGCATCGCGGGCCCTGGCCACGATCTGGCCGATCGTCTGACGGGAACCGCCCGACCACGTGAGGTGGTCTTCTGTTGCGAAGAGGACGTTAAGCAAGTCGCGCACATCGGGGTCCATGTCGTCGTCGACATCGCTTTCGGCCGCCGGAAGATGGTCGAGGTACTTGCGCATGCCCTGGCACAGCGCGTCGTCGGCCGGATCATCGCCCGTCAGGGTCCAGAAGCCGGCCACCAGGTGACCGAGCTGCGTCGCGTCACGCTGCGAGGTGCCCCAGCCGATCAGGGTGGCGCGGGCGCGCCGCGCATTCTCGCGATAAAGGCCGACGCTGCCGACCATACGGGCGCGCAAGGCGGGCGAATGCCGGCCAAAGTCATCGATCAGACCCGCGATACGCTCGACTGCCGCGGCACGCTCGGCCTTTTCTGTATCGTCGGCCGGCGCCTGATCGTAGAGCTTCAGCGCACGCAACATGGTGATGCGGTTGAGATCTTGTGGTCGCATCGCCTCGCGCATGGTGGCCGCCATGATCACCGAGCCACTCAGCCGGATCTCGCGCGTGTCTCCGCCGCCGGAGCTACGACCGCCGCGACCGCCGTCCGTGTCGCTCATGAGACGGATCATTTCCGTGAGCCGCCTCAGTCGCTCTTCGTCGGTATCGTTCTCATACTCGTCGAGGCAAATGGCCCGGGCCTGCAACGATAGCGACGACTGGATGTAGGCGGCCGTTACGTTGTTCAGCACGCCGTGCGAACCGGCGCCAAGTGTCGCGTCGGCGAGGCGCAGCAGGGTGGACTTTCCCGCGCCGCTCTGCGCCCGCACGAACACATGACAATGCCACGGCACGGCGTTGCCCAGCATCGAGTGGGCCAAGACGCCGGCGAACAGCTCCGGTTCAGTGTTGGGGTTGGACCAACGCCATTCGCCCAGCGCAGTCACGAGCGCCTGGCCGACGTCGGCGGACGCCGGGTCGTAGCGCAGCACGCCAGCCTCATCGCGCACGGTGGCCGGCCGCTGCTGCGCGGCCCAGGACCTGTAGAGTGCCGTCCCGATCTTCATGCCCGGCGGCTGCAGGCGCCCGCCGATGATCAGCACGTCGCCGCAATGCACGATCGGCACGCCATCCGGCCCATCCCACACGCCTGGCCCCCGCAGGGCGATAGACGTGTCGAACTGGCCGGCTTGGCCGCACATCCAGATCAATTCGACCGCGAGCGCCTCGGTGTCCACAGGGATGCCCCCACCACCGCGCTTCGGTAGCCGCCAGAAGTGGCGCATCGGCCAGCTCATATCGCCACCGAACAGTTCGGCTATGACCCCGACACGCGGCAACGACGATGAAGACACCTTGCGGTACTCGTGGCGCGCCGAAATGAAATGCATCACGCCGTCGTCAAATCCGAGCGCTCTGACCGGGCATGGATCTGGCGCCCCGTCGTAGAACCACACACCATCTGCCGTTCGCATCGACCGCCGATCATCTGACGGTTCCTTGTCGTCCGGCGGCGGCGTCGATCGCTGCGCAAGATCGTCGGGCGCATAGAGCGGGTCGCGCGGCGGTCCCGCGCCATTCTTGCCACCATCGTTGTCGCTGCTCCCCGCCACGATCCCTCACCACCCTTACGCTGCTAGAACAACTCGCCCGGCCGCCGCGGCACCCGGCACATGCACCGCCTTCGCCGGCGGCGGCTGCGCCGCGGCCACCGGCGCCAGGCCGGCCGCTGCCCTGACCTCATCGCTGTGTGCCTCGCATGCCCACAGATACGCATGCGAGCCGTCGGCCCGCTGCTGCAGGAAGCCCGTAGGGCCCGAGCTGGCCGCATCGTTCGCATACCTTGAGGAAGCGGCTCATCGCGGGCCTGCAACCAAAGGTTCGTTGCAAGCCGGTCGACCGGCGCCGATGGTGCGCAACCTCCTCGACCAAGGTTCCACATGAAAAAACTCCTCACCGCCGCCGCGACCATCGCCCTGATCTCGACGTCGTCGGCCGCCGCGCCGCCAGGCCGCGACTGCGGCGCGCTGCCCGACGCCTCCATGATCGGCGAGGCCCATGCCATCGACGGGGACACGCTGGCGGTGCTGCGCGCCGACGGCACGCGCTGGCCCGATGTCAGGCTGTGGGGCATCCAGGCGCCCGAGCTGCGCGATGCGCGCTCGAAGCTGGAGAACCCGGCCGGCATGCGCTCGCGCGTCGCGCTCGAGGACCTGCTTCCCGGCTCGATCACCTGTCGTCCGATCGAATGGGACAGGTACTGCCGCGTCGTGGCCCGCTGCGCGACAGACGCCACGCCGGATCTCAGCCTGACCATGCTGTCGGCCGGCGAGGCCTACCTGTTCACGACCTTCGCGATGGGGCGCAACGCATCGCTCGAGATCCGCACGGCCTATGTCGCCGCCGAGCGCCAGGCACGCGCCGATCGGCGCGGCCTGTGGCGCGCGTGGCTGGCGCCCTAGTGCTGCGTGGTGGCCGGGCACTGCGCCCTCAAGCCGGCAATGGTCAGCGCCGACGCGGCGCTGGCATCGGTTTCGCCGCCGCCGATCTCGCGGTCGCTGGCAGGCTCGATGATCACGGCGCCATAGAGCGGCTCGCCAGGCTGTTCCCTCCCCGCGCCGACGAACCAGTACGCGCCGACCGGGATCAGACGCGCTGCGTCATCAAGGCTCTTGGTGAAAAGTGGCGGCCGGCCATGCATATGGCCCGCGAGATCAAACCAGGCATCGACCTGACCGACACGCCGTTGCGTCCAGCCCAGAAGGCGCGCGACCTGCTCATCGAGCTCGTGCGATGGACATTTGGCCGTCTCGATGGCCGCGATGATTTCCTCTCGTGTCGCCACGATTAATCCTCCGGATCCAAGAACGTGAAGCCCCTGTCGGGATGCCAGCCGCGCTCCAGCTCGCCGTAGCGACAGGTGACCGGCCTGCCCCTGCTGACGCAGCCAAGGAAGGAGCCCCACGCCGTGTCCGCGTCGAGGTGGATGCAGATCGCGGGCGGTGCCGTGTCGAACCCCACGGCCAGGATGAAGATCGGCCGCTTGTGCCATCCGACGACACAGACGCGGTCATCGGCCTCGATGTCCGGGTCATGGTTCATGCCACCTCGCCTTCCATCGCGGCCGCGCGACGCACGACATCGTTGAAGTCGCACTTGAGATCGAGCAGGCGCGGCACCTGCACGACGACGCGGCGCGCCAGGCTGTTGCGCTGCGCCGCGCGCCAGGCCCACCGCTCGCCTTGGCGCCTGACATCCTTGTCGGCGCCGTAGATGAAATCCCTGCAGCCGAATGGGAGATCGACATTGGGCATGTTGCCCGAACTGACGAAGCAGATGCCGGCGCGGCGCCAGATCTGCATGCAGCTGAGCGTCGTCTCGATGCCCTCGCCGCCCGTCATCGCCTCGGCCGGCTCGCCCAGCCTGATGCAGCCGCCGATCCTGTTGTCGCTGACGGCACTGTCCCGGGCGAAGCTGCCGAACACCAGCTTGCTCCAAGACGGATCGGTGAACGCCGCCTTGAGCCAGGCGCCGCGGTCGGCCAACACCAGGAACGTCACGTGCACGGCCCACAGCGCACCGTCCGGCCCACGAATCGCCGCCACCATCGCGGGATGGTGCGCCTGGGCATAGGGATGCCAGACCCGCGGGTGGTAACCGAGGTCCGTGGGCCAGCCGGCGTTCACGTCGGGATCGCCGATGCCGTACGACGCCGGCGGCACCAGCGCGCGGCCGCGCAGGTACAGGTCGACCGGCCCGCCCCGCTCGATCGCCTGCACCGCGCGCGCGATGCCCTTGACCGTGCGCGCCTTGCGCTCCGCCTCCTCCCGTGCCGCCGCCTCGCGTGCCGCGCGGCGCGCGCGCGTCTCCTCATCCAGCTCCACGCGCTGCGCCGCCGTCATGGTGGACAGGCGCTGCAGACCCGATTCAGCCTCGAGCAGCTCGAGCGCCTCGACGAACGTCCTGCCGTAGTGGCGCTGCACGAAGTCGATCACGTCGCCGTTCGAGCCGCAGCCGAAGCAATGGAAGAAGCGCTTGCCATTGAGCACCCAAAACGACGGTGTCTTCTCGACATGGAACGGGCACAGCCCGGCGAAGTCGCGTCCCTTCCGCTTCAGCGCGACGCTTCGCCCGATCACCTCGGACGGCAGCAGCCGCTCGCGTACCGCCGCGGCGCGTTCGGCGTATTCGGATCGGCGGTCGGTGCGCATCACCCGATCCCCTGCCAGATGCGGGCGCATTTGAGCCGGTAGCGGTCGACCAGCTCGTCGTCGCTCAGCGCGCAGCCGCGAATGCGCCACTTGCCCTCGACCGTGGGCACGACCGGCGTGCCGTACCACAGCGCCAGGCGCGCCGCGGCCGCGGCGACCGCTACGCGCGGCACCGCGTCGATCAGCGCCTGGATCGAGGGCGGCGGCGTCATTGCTCTGCTCCTGGATGCAGGCGGCACAGCGCCGCGTTGCGGACCAGGTCGAGCACGGCCTGCTCGGCGCGATGACGTGGCCAGGCGAACTGATGTGTCACGTTCGCGTCGTCGCAACCGACCACGGTCAATCCCCAGCAGACATTCGCATTGCTGACGAAATCGGACGTGATCGCCTGCGCCAGGCGTTCCGCCGCCCATGGCTTCAACCGCCACTGCAGCGTGCCAGCCGCGTCGATGATCAGCACGTAGCCGTCATGCGAGCGCGACACTTCGAGAATTGGCGCCGGGCTGCTCATGCCGACGCCTCGCGATGACTGCCGGCTGCCAGGATGGAGGCCGCGTCGGCGTGCCGGTAGATCGTAAGGACCGCCGGCGCGACCGCGGCCTCCGGCATCGTCACCTCGATGACATGCCCGTCGCGGTCGCGGACCTGCGCTCTGACCGGGTCCATGCCGATAGCCGACGCAAAGCACAGGGCGGACGCCAGGACATGCGCCTCGCAGACCGGCAGCGCGTGCGTGATCTCAACCAGCGGATCGCGCCGGTCGACCAAGTACACCACGCCGATCGGCCGGCCGTCCGTGAATTCCAGCCCGTGCCGCACACGCACGGTGTAAGGCTCGCATGTCATGACGCCGCCACCGCGGCTTCAGTCGTCGACCGGCGCAGCAGCGGCTGGATCTGCGTGGGATCGAACCCGCGCTTGACCGCGATGCCGACCATTTCCTGTGGCGACATCGCGCGGCCATCGACCTTCAGCGTCTCGGGTGCGGCCGCGGGGCCGTCGACCACCGAGGCCGCGTAGATCACGACGCCCTTGCGCTGCAGGTACAGCCTGGCCGCGGCCACAACGTCCGAAGTCGACGTCGCGGCGGCGAGCCGCTCCTCGTCGGCGCGCCTTTTCTCCAGCAGCATCACCATGCTGCTGGATGTGCGCCGGCCGGCCACCGGTGGCCGTTCGCCCGGCCGCGCCGCCAGGCCCATCTTCACGGCCTTGATCAGCACAGCATGATGGCTGACCAGGCCGAACGCGGCGCGCAGCTCGCTATAGGAGGTCCCGCCCTCCCACATCGCGCGGAACCGCGCATCGCGCTCGGCCTTCTCGGCCTGTCGCGTCAGCATCGCCGGGCCGGGCGCTACACCGGCATCCCCTGCACTACCAGCACCCGATTGCTCGGTGTGGCGCGATCCGCGCGCCACCAAAGCGTCCCGGTCCCGGCGCGCCGCGCCGCGAGGGGCCTTCTCCGTCAGGCGTGTCTGCGTCCTTCCCACGCCGCCGGCGATCTTGCGAATAGGCGCCGAGCCTTTCACTTCGGCCGGGGCTACCTCTTGGGTGGCGGGATCGCCCGTCCCGGGCCCGCGCTTTCTGGCATGACGTTCGGCGGTGGGCGTAGCCGGGCCGGCTTCGGATGCCGCTGGAGCCGCTGCAGCGACAGCCAGCCGTTCTCCATCCTCCGCCGGTTGCTCGCCCTTACGGGCAGAGCCACCCGCCGCCGATTTCTTGCCGGTCCGAGGCCGACGCTCGGGCACCGGCGCTTCAGCCCGGGCGACAGCCGGTGGCCGCGCCGCGCGCCATTTGAACTTCTTGATCACCTGCCGGATACGCTCGGGCGTGACGCCGACCGCGCGCGCGATGTCGCGCTTGTCCAGGCCCTCGGCCTCGTAGAGCCGGCGCGCCTCGTCGAGCCAGGCGATCGGCCGCTGCTGGCGCGCCTTGCGCGGCGCGTGCGGCTGGCGCTTCGGCACGGCCCGTTCCACGCGGCGGGGCTTACGTTTCATGCCCTCCATCGAATGCAGTGCCGCGATGTCACGGCGCAGCGCCTCGAGCTGGCCCGACAGCGCGCGGCCGACATCGCGCAGCAGGCGCGGCAGGTTGGTGCTCATGATGTCGCGCCCTCGGCGAAGGCCAGCAGCTGCTGGCCGATGTCGCGCGCCAGCGGCGCCAGCACGGCGCGCTCGCGGTGATCGATGCGGCCGTCGCGCAGCGCCTCGGCCAGCCCCTGCAACGCCGTCGCGACGTCGGCAGCCAGGGCATGATCGTCGGCGGCGCGCTCGCCGGCGCGGTCGAGCACCGCCAGGCCGGCCGGCGCCAGCACCTGGTCAGCGAAGCCAGCGGGCAGCACCGCTGCCAGCTGCACGAACCGCGACACCGGCATCACGATCGCGCCGCTGCGGTAATCCTTGAGCGTCGGTTCCGGGATCCGCGTTGCCTCGCCCACAGCCCGCATCGAGTACCGGCGTCCGGTGCCGACATAGAGCCGCAGGCCGTCGGCCACGCGCTGTCGGATGACATCCTCGCCGGGCACAGCGTCGGCCGATGGTGCGCCATCCGCAGGCCTGCGCGACAATTCCAGCATGACGGACATCAGCCGCCCTCCATGATGGGCATAGCCTCGCCTGCTCCGGTCCCCGCCTGCAGGGCGGCGCGCGCTGCCCTGTACGCGGCGAACAGGTCGTTGGCCGTGACCACGCCGTTGGTCGCGGCCTCGACCTTGTCCACAACATCGACAGTCGGCGGCCGCTTGCCGCTGAGCACGCGGCTCAGCTGCGCACGGGAGAGACCGGCGCGGCGTGCGAACGCGGCCTGCTTTTCGCGGGTTTGGGCGAGGTGGTCGGCTAGGCTTGGCATGGCGGCGCCTATGGTTGCCATATTGGCAACCTCAGTCAAGATTTAGTTGCCATGTTGGCGTCTGTCCAAACGTTGCCAACCCGGCAACACTGGGGCATGGCCAAACCGAAGCCGACCAACTACCTGGGCGCGTGGCGGCAATTCCGCGGCCTGACCCTGGAGCAGCTCGCCGCCGGTGCCCGCACGACCAAGGGACAGGTCTCGCGGCTGGAGAGCGGCCAGCGTGGCCTGACCGTGCCCTGGCTTCGCCGACTCGCGAGCGCGCTCGACACGACCGCCGACAAGCTTCTGCAGCCGCCCGGCACGGCCCCCGATGACCGCGAGATAACCCCCGCCCAGATGGTGCCGCTTTTGGATTCGGTGCGCGCCGGCCACTGGACGGAGGTCACCGACCCCCACCCCGTCGTCGAGCATGTGCCGACCTGGCGCAAGGTCGGTCCCCGCGCTTTCGCGCTGCGTATCGAGGGCGACAGCATGCTGCCCGAATTTCGCGAGGGCGATGTGATCATCGTCGACCCCGACATGGAAGCCGTGCCCGGTCGCTACGTCGTAGCCAAGCTCGAGCGCGACCAGCAGGCGACATTCAAGCGCTACCGCCTCAAGAGCGCCGGCCGCCCGGGCCAGCAGGTGGTCGAGCTGGTGCCGTTGAACAGCGATTGGCCCACGCTCACGATCACGTCCGACAACCGTGGCCACATCGTCGGTGTTGCCGTCGATCACTACCGCAAGCTGGTTTGATCCTGTAGCGTTTGCAAACGACGTCCTCTCAAAAAAAGAGCCTGTCCATGCTCCCCGCCGGCATCATCCTCATCTGCCTTTCACTGGCATGGGGCTTCATGGCGACGATGAATGCCATCGCCAACAAGGGCATCGCCAGCATCCCCGACCTGATGTTGACCGGCACGCTCTTCCTGTCGGGCTGTGTGCTGCTGGCCGGTGGCAACATCGCCGGCGCCGTGCGGCAGGCGCGCGAGCAGCAGGCCAAGGCTGAAGCCGACGGCGTCAAGGCGATCGTTGATCAGCTGCACTATCTCGGCCGGCTGGCTCACCACCAGGCGGCGGCGCCGGCGGCGCCGAGCGCAGCCAACGCCGAAGCCTCGCCGGACGCACGGACCGCGCACACCAGCACTTGGCCGACCGCCGCGCCGATGACCGCGTCTGATGCCCGCGCCTTCCTGCAGCGCGAAGGCGTCGAGATCACCTCGGAAGGAGCCGGCTGGCGCATCCGGTCGAAGACCGGCGTGCACAAGTTCGTCCGTGACCAGCAGGAATTCGATGCCTTCTGCCTGCAGTTGGCCGAGACCCTGTGGCGCCAGGGCACCGTCTGAATCGCGCCGGTTGTATTAGCCTCACGCCGACAAAAGACTAGACACCAGCCCGCCGCCAGCGGCTGAAGCTGCCGTAATCTCGTTCCGTTTCCATTCCGGCAACTTTCTCGTTGCCAATGAGTTGCCATTCTGGCAACCATAGTGGAAACCTTAAACGCGAGGTTGCCAATGCCTGACACCCTGCCCCGTCTCCTCGTCGATCCGGCCGTGGCGAACGCCGTTCGCCACGTGCCGGCCTACGCCCGCCCGGGCATCGCGCTGCTGATCGGCCCCTGGCCGCAGACCGAGGCCGGCCAGCGCCTGGCGCTCGAGGTGAGCAAGCTGAGCGCCCTGCTGCGCGACGCGACCAGGGCGCTCGACCTGGCCCTGGCCACGGGCGACCGCGTCGCGCTCACCGATGCGCTGGACGGCGTCTCCGACGCCGGCCAGGTCGCGTTCGGCGCGCTGGCGCAGCTGGCGACGGCGCGGTGATGACCATGACGCGCCGCCTTCTCGCGCTCCTCGATCGCGTCCGGAACCTGCACGCGCGCCTGCGCGCCCTGCTCGAGCCGCGCCCGCACTGCGGTTCGAAGATGTGCCTGATCAACGGCTGCCCACGCTGGCGCCGCTGCCGAGGGCTGTGACCCATGGACACGGCGCTCGCCCTCATCGGCCTCGTCACCGGCATCGGCATGATCTGCCGCTGGCTGGCCATCCACCTGCCGCGCTGGACGGCGCGCCTGCGATGACGGTCGCCCCTCCGCAGTTCGGCCGCACCGTGCAGGACGCCCAGCGTTTCCTGAACGAAGGCGGCGCCCGTACGGTCATGATTGCAGTGCGCGTCAGCATCGACGGCCTCGCGACCCACATGCCGGTGTCCAAGGACGCGGTCGCGACAACCTTGTCGACTAAATTCAAGCCCGACGATCCGCTGCCCTCGCATTTCGAGCGGGATACCGGGCTCCTCTGGATCGGCTCACGCGAGGCGATCCGCGCAGCCGAGGCCGCGCCATGACCGAGTGGCAGGCGGACGTGCAGATCCCCGACGCGCTCTGGTACGCCGGCTGGCACGAGCAGCCGACCGCCCGCACCCTGCAGGTCGGTGGCCGCCGGGTCGAGGCGCCGCACGACGCGGCCGGCCTGGCGCGCCTGATGGCCCTGGTGATGACCGAGTGCGCCGCCGCCGACGGAGCCTGCACCGAGGCCCATATCGCGGCCGCCGGCTTCACCGCCGACGAGATCGCGCTCTACGCCGACCGCGCCCGCGAGCTGGCGCGCCGACGCACGGCGTCGCGCGACGGCGTCGGCCGCGCGCATCGCGTCACCAAGCTCAAGCCGCTGCGGCCGGTGTTCCGCATCCAGGCTCGCCAGGAGTCACGCGCATGACCGACCGCGCCCATGACGATGAGCCGCAGGTGATCGACATCGTCGCCATCATCGACCGCGAGCTCTCCGCGCTTGACGTTCGCCGCGATCGCACGAGGTCGCTGCGCCGCGCCGCATTGAAGGATCGGCACCACGAGGAAACGCGCCGCATGTTCGCCTGGTACATGGCCGAGCCCGGCCGGACCAAGGCCGAGACGGCCCAGCACTTCGGGATCAACCCCAACACGCTCGCGACCCGCTTCTGGAAGCTCGGCCTGTACGGCATCGGACCGCACGCCGAGACGAAGGCGCGCCGCGCCGCGCGCAAGGTCGCGCGGGCAGCCTGAAGGAGGATCCGCATGGCCGACGCACCCACTAATCTCGATGAGGATGGCCTGCCGAGGAACGCCGTCGAGCTGGTGGCGCAAGCCATGTGCTGCGGCACCACGCGCGGCTGCTCGGCGCTACGCGATGGCGGCACCTGCCTGGCCGATGGTCTCCGCGGCAAGGACGCGCTGCAGGCCGTCAGCGGCCTTCGCGCCTGCATCCGACGGGCCCGCCGCCAGGCGGCGCGCCCATCATGACCGACGCAACCTATCAGACGAACGCCGTTCGCCTGCGCGCCCGCTTCGAGAGCGGCCAAGCGCTCGTCGAGCACCTGCGCCGGCGGGCCGACGGCAAGGGCGTCGAGCCGACCGGCGTCTATCGCCGCGCCTGGCCGCATGACCTGCAGATCACCGGCCGGGGCATCCACGGCATCAAGGCCATCGTCGCCGCGCTGCCGCTCGCGAAGTTCGCCGCCGACCCCGACGAGGCCGAGGCCTTCGCCGGCCTCATGCCGCGCCGCGAGGAGAAACTCCCGCCAACGGCGGGAGTGGAAGTGCGCGGCGGTGGCCGCGCCGACGAGACGGACCGGCCGGCGCGCCGCGGTTACCTCGCAGCCCACTTCAACACCAGGGAGGACTCATGAAACCCGAGCTGCACCACGTCACGGCCGCGACGCGCGAGAGCGCGACGCTGATGTACTGGCTGGCGTCGAATGTCGCGCCGCTGATCAACACGGCGCCGTCACATGCCCACATGGCGCTGCAGAGCCTGGCCCTGCTCGCGGCCGCGCGCGCCGACCGCATCGGCGACCGTGCCGCGGCGCGATTCGCGGTCGTGACCGGCCGCGAGATCGAGCGCCGCTTTGCCTCCGCCCCGACCCCCGAACCGCCGCGCGCGGCCTGAGAGGACAGCATCATGATCAAGCCGAAGTGGAAGAGCCTGCTGCAGCGTTCCGTCGTCGAGTGGCTGACGGCGCATCCCGATGTCAGCCGCAACGAGATCGCCCGCCGCGCCGACCTCGACAAGTCGATCGTGATCAAGATCGCCAACGGCGAGAAGGACAATCTCAACGGTGACAGCGCCGTGAAGCTTGCCGGCGTGATGGGCATCACCGTCGAGGACCTCTATGCCGGCCGCTCGACCCCGAGCACGGCGCCGGCGTCCGTTCCGGCGGAGGTGATCGATGCCACGACGGATGTGCGCGGCACCCTGCGGATGCTGTCGCTCGACCAGCTGGCGATAAACCCGCTGAACCCCCGCAAGGCCTTCGACGACGACACGATTGGCGAACTGGCGGAAAGCATTGCCACGCACGGCGTCCTGCAGAACCTGGTCTCGGCACCGCCGGGAAAGGACGGCCTCCACGTGGTCACCGCCGGCGGCCGGCGCCAGCGCGCCCTCATGCGCCTGGCTGAGGTCGGCCGCTGGGATCCGAAGGCGCCGAACATCCCGGTCCGCGTCCTCAACAGCGACGAACCCCACGTGCGCGCCCTGGCGCTCGTCGAGAACCTGCAGCGGGTCGAGCTGAGGCCCATGGAGGAAGCCGAGGCCTTCGCCGAGCTGCATGAGCTGGATCCGACGACATGGACGACGACGCGCATCGCCGAGACGGTGCACCGTACACAGCGCTTCGTGCAGCAGCGCCTCGCGCTTGCCACCAAGCTGACGGCACCGGCGAAGCGCGCGCTGACCGAAGGCGTCATCAGCGTCGAGATGGCGCGCGAGCTGGCCAAGGCGCCGATGAAGCAACAGGCACAGATCGTAGCGACCATCAAAACCGACGCACAGAACGAATGGGGCGAGAAGTGGGACGCCGAGGCCATCAGGGAGGAAATCACCGGCAGCTGGTATCCGGTGTCGCGGGCCTTGTTCGACCGCCAGGCCTATGACGGTGAGATCGTTCGCGATGACAATGACGGCGAGGCGTGGTTCACCGACGCCAAGCAGTTCGAGAAGCTGCAGCTCGCGGCTGCCGAGGCCAAGGCCACCGAGCTTCGCACGCAGCGCGCGTGGGTGAAGGTGGTCAACGCCCACAAGCATCAGTACTTCCACTCGTACGACTACAACACCAGTCGCGCCAAGGACCTGTCTCGCGCCGGCGCCGTGATCGAGATCGAGCACGATTGGGAAATCAAGGTCCATGACGGGCTGCTGGAGAGGACCAGCGACAGCGGCACAGCCAGCAGGAGCGCCAACACCAAGAGCAGCAGCAAGGCTTCCGCGGCCACCGAGAAGCCGGAGCCGGAGCCCTACACCAAGAGCCTGCTGATCCGCACCAAGGGCGAGAAGACGGCGCACCTGCAGGACGCGATCGTGCGCGTGGGCTGCCGCGACGAGGGTGACACGGCGATCTGCCTCGCCATCGTCGGCATGCTGGGCATCGTATCGAAGGTGAAGATCGGCGATGCCAGCTACGGCAGCGAGGACACGCGCCGCGGCGCCGCGCAGGCCAGGCGCATGCAGGCGCTCTATGCCGAGATCGTCGCCGCGGCCAAGGCGCAGAAGGCGCGGGGCGGCTCAGTCAGCGAGCCTGACGACGACGACGATGTCGCCGATGACGTCGAGGCTGACGACGCGGGCGTGCTGGATCGCGATCCGGACCAGGTCAACCGCCCATGGTCCGAATGGTCGGGGCCACCGCCGATGGCGATCTGGACGTGGCTGCGCGGCAAGACCCGCGACGAGCGCCTGCAGATCTTCGCCACGCTGATCGCCGACCGCTGCGGTTACTATGTCGGCTACGCCGCCAGCGTCGCGCCGCACCACGATGCGTTCGACGTGGCGCTCGCCCAGCACCTCGGCATCGACATGCGCAGCGTATGGCGGCCGACCGAGGCCTGGCTGGCCGGCAGCCGCAAGCCCCGGCTCGAGGTCCTGGCCCGGGGCCTGCGTATCGACCCGCTGCCCAAGAGCACGACGCAGCTGCGCGCCGCGATCGCCGCCCGCTTCGAGGAGGCCGACAAGCCCGGCGGCGAGCAGCTGCCGCCGGCGGCCGAGTGGGTGCCGCCCGAGATGCGGATCCTCGACAAAGCGGCCTTCGACAAGGCCTTCACGCACTACAAGCAATTGCCCGATCCCGAGCCGGCCGGCGAACGCCGTTCGCGGCGCGCCCAGGCAGAAGGTGCCTCGGCATGAGCGAGGCAGAGCGCGAGCCGGTGCATGTCCGGCACGACCTCATGCGCAAGGCAGGCGCCGATACGGTCTACGCCATCCAGCGCAGCAGCACGCTGCTCGGTCACCCCGTCGATCAGCTCGAGGTGGCCATCGGCGGCGTCGCGGGCGCGCTGGCGTGCGCCATAGAGACATGGTGCCGAGCGCACGGCCAGCCGATACGGTCGGCCCGGGATCTCCATCGCGAGAAGGTGCGCGAGATCGGCATCTGGATCATCGAGCGCACCGTCGAAGGCTGGCCCGCCAAGGCCGCGGATCCCAAGCGATGACCGCCGACCACTTCGATATCGCCTGCCTGCAGGCGGCGCGGGCAGCCGAAGCCGCCATGTTGCTGTCGTACCTGCCCGACGCGATCGCCACGAGCATGGAGCCCGACGCGGTGCTGCTGCGCATCGTGCTCGCGGATCCCGAGCTGGGTATCTGGTGGCAGATGGCCGACGGCGACGGCCCACCGACCGGCGACCCGCGCTGGGATGCCGTGTGGGCCGAGCGCCTCGAGGCCTGCCGCCGCGCACTCGACCTGCTGCGGGCCGATGGCCTGTTCGCGGTCCGCCAGGCCGTCGGACAGGGCAACCGCGTGGCGGTCGAGCTCAGCAGCTACAGCTACGCCCTATTCACCGCCGAGCAGGCGCGGGCCCAGGCCGACGCGTACCGCGCGCTGGCTGCATCGCGCGCGCAAACGATCGCGCATCAGGCGGGCGCGCTCGCGGCGCTGCGCGCCGAGCTGAAGGTCTACCAGGACATGTTCGGCGAGGACGCCGACGACCAGCTGTGACCAAACCAAGGAGGGATATCGCGATGGGAGCCCATCTGATCGAGGGCGAATTTCAGTCTGACAAGTACCCGACCACGCCACGCGGCAAGGTGCCGCTGAGCGTGAAGGACCAGATGGCGCAGGACCTGCTGTGGCAATACGCCCAGCGCCGGCGCGCGGTCGACGCCGAGTTTTCCGACGATCTGGAGACGGCACTCCTAAACGCAGGCTCCAGCTCGCCGCCTGTAGCCGAGGTGCTCGTCTACCCACCCATGCTCACGCCGGCGCTCTCGCAGGTCCTCGGCCTCATGATCATGCAGACGGCGCCCCTGGCGCACGGGTTCCGCGACGCCGGTCATCCGATTGCATCGCGCGTCGAGGATGAGCAGGCCTTCGTGCTCGACTGGCTGGTGCGCAAGGCCATCCGACATGGCGACGACTGGCGGCGGTTCGCCGGCGAGGATCTAGCCCGCATCGCAGCCCAGCTGCGCGCCACCAAGGCACCGGAGGGTTGACATGACCAGACCGGGAGCGCCGGCGCGCGTTGACCACCTGGGATTCCCCGTCGCCGCGCAGCCGCATCCAATGGCGACGTTCGATCCCGCCTGGCGCAGTCGACACAATCCCGCCCCGCTGGACGGCTGGCGCTTCACCTATCGCTGCGCATCGGGATGCCCCGATGCCATCGGCGACATGTCCGCCGCATGCTCTCCGGAGGATCATCCCAAGGAATGCCCTGACTGCGGCGGCCCGGTCGAACTCTATCGTCCGGATGGAGACGTTTGATGGCCGGCAGCGTCAACAGGGTGATCCTGATCGGCCATCTCGGGCGGGATCCCGAGGTCCACCACACACAAGCCGGCTCACGGATCGTCAACATGAGCATGGCGACGTCGGAGAGCTGGCGCAACAAGGACACCGGGGAGCGCATGGAGCGCACCGAGTGGCACCGCGTCGTGATCTTCAACGAGCGCCTGACCGAGATCGCGGAGAAGTACCTGCGCAAGGGATCGAAGGTCTACCTCGAGGGCCAGCTCGCCACGCGCAAATGGACCGACCAGCAGAAGGTCGAGCGTTACACCACCGAGGTCGTGGTGCCGCGCTTCGGCGGCGCGCTCGTGCTGCTCGACAGGCAGCAGACCGGGCCCGGCTCGCCCAGCTCGCCCGACGACTACGGCACCACGCGCGCATCGGGCGCCGGCGGCGCTCCGGCCGGGCGGGACCCGCTCGACGACGACGTCCCATTCTGAGGTGGCCCCATGCAAGTCGACAAGCATCCCGGCCCTGTCATCTCCGACCTGGAGAAGTGCATTGTCGCGCTCGACCAGGCCGCCGCAAAGGGCTCGTGCCACAACCACGGCACGTGTCACAGCTACCATGACCTCGACATCATGATCTGCCGGGCGCTCGGCTACGAGGCGCGCCCCTACGGCCGTTCGGCACTCCACCGGATCCGCAAGCCAGGTCAGCCCGCCTTCTGGACACCCCCACGCTTGACGTCGTGTCTTGACGACGCCGTCGAATGGTTGCTGCCGCGCGGATGCGCTGTGATCCCGCGCAGCCCGATCAAGGTCTGCGCGCTGGGCCTAGCCCGCCTCGTCGACAAGCTCGAGGGCGGCCGCGTCTGCCGCATTTGCGGCTGCACCGACCACGCCGCCTGCCCCGGCGGATGCTCTTGGCACGAGCGCGACCTGTGCAGTGCCTGCGCCGATGGAGTCCTGCGATGATTGTCACCATCGATGTAGCGCGGCTGGCGGAGCGCCTCCTGCAGGATGTCGCCGACCTGCCCGACCGTACCAGCCCGGACGATTGGCCCGAGGCGATGCTGGTCACCGGCAACGAGCTGCAGGCGCTCATCCAGCAGGCATGCGAGGCCACCGGCGTCGCTGTTGCCCTCGAGCCCGGCGTCGCCGAGATCGCCGCCGAACGGCGGCGCCAGCGCGAGGTCGAGGGCTGGACCGAAGCCCATGACGACGAGCACGCCCGCGGCGAGATGGCTCAGGCAGCAGCCTGCTACGCCATTTCCGCCCCCATCTACGACGTGCGCGGGGCTATCCCGAGCAGGTTTGGCGTTCCTCAACCGGCTCTGAAATGGCCATGGGGTCCGGAGTGGTGGAAGCCGCGGAGCCAGCTTCGCAACCTTGAGCGTGCCGGCGCACTGATTGCCGCGGAGATCGCACGCATCAAGCGCCGACGGCAGACACCCATCCCTCCTGCACGGCCGGAGGCGGAGTGATGGGCAGCAAGCTGAAACCTGGCGCGTTCGATTGTTATGGCAGCGCGCTGCCGGACGAACCGATGTTCATTCTCTTGGCACGTGATCCCGACGCGCCGACCTTGGTCGATATCTGGGCGGATTGGCGGGAGTTGCACATCAACCGTGGGCGCCGACCTGAAGGCGACCGTGCAATGGCAGACGAGGCACGCCAGTGCGCCAATAGCATGCGCGCATGGCGCGCCGCCAATGACGGGACGTGGCGCCGGCCGGTGTCTCCGATCACGGAAATGCCGATCGGGTGGCGGCCGATCGACACGGCGCCGAAGGATGGAACGCCGATCGACGTGTGGGTAGGCGGCGAGTTTCCACACCGCGTCACCGACGTCGTATGGCGAGCGCCGACCGATAGCGAGTGGTGGACCCACGGCGGCGACACGATCGATACGCCCGATCCGACGTGGCACGACCTGTTCGGCCCGCTCGGAAAGCACGAGCCGCCTACCCACTGGATGCCCGCGCCCGCTCCTCCGGCGCAAACGGAGACTGCGTGATGGCCGACCACTCCCTGATCGAATGGACCGATGCGACCTGGAACCCGATCACGGGCTGCAGCGTCGTGTCGCCGGGCTGCGCCGACTGCTACGCCATGCGCCTGGCCGGCACCAGGCTACAGCATCACTGGTCGAGGAAAGGCCTGACGCAGCCGAGCAAGGCCGGCCCGGTATGGACGGGCGAGCTGCGCTTCAATGAGGAGTGGCTGTACCAGCCGCTCACATGGAAGCAGCCGCGGCGGATCTTCGTCTGCGCGCACGGCGATCTCTTCGCCGCGATCGACGGCTGGATCATGCGCGTCCTCGATGTCATGGCGCGAGCCCAGCTCCATACGCTGCAGGTCCTGACCAAGCGCCCGGACCGCATGCTCAACTTCTTCCGCCGCTGGGCCGACGTGGATCCCGAGCAGGATTGGGATTTCAAGGACGCGCGCGGTCCCGATGCCGTTCGCGCCGCCCACAAGAGCGGCCGCGGCCAGCTGTTCGCAGACATGCTCGAGGCGATGGGCGAGCCGCCGCCCGGTGCCGCCTATCCGCTATTTGACTGGTCCGGCGGCATGTCGCGCTGGTCGCCGACATTCCGCCATATCTGGCTCGGCGTTTCGGTTGAAGACCAGGCCCGTGCCGACGAGCGCCGCGAGGCCATGCGCGCCCTGTCCCAGCTCGGCTGGCGCACCTGGGTGAGCTACGAGCCCGCCCTCGGCCCCGTCGACTGGACCGGCTGGGAATTCCTGTCCTGGATGGTGTCAGGCGGCGAGAGCGGTGACCGGCCGTCTCATCCGGCATGGCACCGCACCGCACGCGACTTCTGCGCGGCCCACGATATCCCCTATTTCCTCAAGCAATGGGGTAGCTGGGCGCCCGTATGCGTGCTCGACGACGCCACCATCGACACCCTGTACGCCCCGCCGCCCCGCCTGGATCCGGAAGCGATCACCAAGTGCCTGGTCGACAGCTGCGTCCTGCACGCCGACGGCAGCCGCTATGACGTCACGACGCCGATGGCGTTCGCTGCAGGCGCCGACGCGATGACCATGTTCAAGGTCGGCAAGAAGCGCGCCGGCCGAACGCTCGACGGCGTCGAGCACAACGCCATGCCGGGGATCCCGCGATGAGCCAGCTCGAGCTGCACTTCGCCAAGCCTCGGCGCATCGACATCACAATCGAGCGGCTGATCCGGCTTGTTGACGAATTGAGCGCCGAAGAGCGCGCTACCCTACAAGAAGGGCACTGGTCGTGGTGGGCCATCGTGATCACGGTCATGCGAGTCCGCGCCATGGAGCGCGCTGAAGAGCGGGTGGGCCAGCAGCTCGGGATGGCAGCGGATGCGCCCCTGGCTGATGCCTATGACCGTGTCGTCCAGCCCGGAGTAGGACATCCGGCCGACGCCCTCTTGCGGACTTTCAAAGAGGTCTACGCAACCAAGGAAACGCGATGAGGGCGTTCACCATCTGGCAGCCCTGGGCCTCGATGATCATCGCCGGCGTCAAACCTTACGAGTTCCGGCGCTGGGCAGCCCCTCGGCATCTTTGGGGCCAACGCATCGTCATCCATGCCGGCGCCCGGCCGGTGCGAACGCGCGAGCTGGCGCAGCTGATCAATCAGCTTGGCGACGGCGAGGATATCGGGCTCGAGCCGCGCGCGATGGATCTGCTCGACCGGTGGTGGCGGCGCGAGGCCGAGCTGCCGACAGCGAGCGGCCTGGGCACCGCCGTGCTCGGCGAGCCTCGGCGCGCCGTCGACATCTACGCCGGCCGGCCGGACAGCGATCGCGTCGACGAGCACGTATGGGGATGGCCGCTCACCGATAGCCAGCCCTTCACGCCGATCGGGCCGTGTCGCGGCTTACAGGGCTTCTGGACATGGCCACAAGGCGCAGCATGACTGGGCCTATCCGGATCCAGCGCCGGTTGCCCATCACCGTCGCCCCGACTTCGGCCGAGATGGCCGCGGCCGCGGCCCGCGCCGAGGTCCTCGAGGCGCAGATCCGCCCATCCGTGTCGGTGCGCAAGGCGGCCGCCTATGTCGACTGCGACATCAGCACGATCTATCGCGCGCTGGCCAGCGGCGCCCTGCAGGGCCACCGGCTCGGCACGCGGTCCCGCCGCGTCTACCTCGACTCCCTGCAGCGCTGGCAGGAAGCCGGCCAGGACATGGCGCCGGCGCCCGCTCCCGAGCGCCGCCGGCGATCGCTGGCCGACACAGCCTCGTTCAGGGCGGTGATGGCCCGCTTGAAAGCGGCCGGGGTTTAGAGGCAGGCTATTGCACCATGAGCGAACCAAGACGCCGCTTCGACGACCTGATCATCGACGACACCTACCGGATGGTGGAGATCCTGGGCCTTATGGGGGACCTGGAGCGACTCCACGAGAAGTCCAAGGATCTGGTCGACGTCGAGCTTATTGAGGAGCACTTCCGCAAGGAACGCGCCTCGATTCTCAACCGCGTCGGTGAGATGGATGAAGGCGCGTTCAGCGCGCTGCTCGCAGAGCTGGAAAGGCACAAGGAGCAGGTCGTCTCCGACGCCCGATACCTGAACGCGCATCATCGGCTGCCCAGGTGACCGTCTATCTCGATAAGGCGCGCGGCGTCTGGCGCTACGATTTCTGGCGCGGCGGAGAGCGCCATGTCAACGACTGCGTCGATCCCGACACCGGTGAGCCTGTCCGCAGCCGCCATCAGGCGCTGAAGATCGAGCGCCGCGCCATTGTCGCGGCCGAGGCCAAGATCGGCAAGGGCCGGGGAAAGGGCGTGCGGCCTGGCAGCTTCACGCTGGCGCATGCTGCCGACCTGCACCTGGCCACCGTCGACGGTCGGCACCGGGTCAATGTGCTGGGCTACATCCGCGAGCTGTTCGGCTTTCTGGGTGCTGCCACGGCCATCACGGATATCAACACCGAGGACATCCAGCGCTACGTCGCCTGGGCCAAGAAGCAGCCGGTCCGGGTATGGTGCGGCGGATCGAAACGCAAGGCCGATGATCCGGCCCACGCCAGATACTGGCGACCGAATCACATCGGGCCGACGCCGCCTCGGGCGCCCTTCAAGGGCATGGCATGGTGGGACACCACGGGCACCTCTGTCGTCATGCCGCAGCTGATCTGGGACGGTACTGCCTGGGCACCCAAGGGCACCGGGCACTTCCGCACCCCGACCACGATCAACCTGTACCTCGATTGCCTCTCGGGCTGCTTCACGGCCGCGCATGAGCACGTGGATCCTGCTACTGGCCAGCGGTCGTTGCCCTTCCCGCCTCGTGTGACGCGGCTACCGGAGCCCAAGCGCCGGGCGACACCGCTGGCCGACGCCGAACTCGACCGGATCGAGGCTGTCGCACCGCCCTGGGTGACGGACGCCGCCGAGCTGGCGCGAGTGTTCGGCCTGCGTCGTACCGAAGCCCTGTCGTCAACCATCCACTGGATCGACAGGGCCGAGGGCGGCTTGCGCCTGCCCCCCGAAGCCACGAAGTCGGGGGACGAGGAATTCATCCCGGCCGGACCTGATGGCATCGAGCTGCTCGATCGGCTGGAGCAGCAGGCGCGCGAGCGCGGCGCGGTGCACCTGGTCACCTGGCCCGGCCCGGGCGGCCTGGCACGCCTGCAGAAGGCCGCCAGTGGCGAAGAGGCGCCCCCGGTAGAGTGGAGGCCCCTGCGGGAGATCAAGCGTGCCTGGCGCAGCGCCAAGGCCAATGCTGGCATACCCAGCGACGGCCGCCGGCGGCGAGTGCATGACATCCGCGCCCGGTTCATCACGGAGATCGCATCACTCACCCGTTCCGCGTCGGCAATCCAGGGCGCGGCACGACACGCCGACTTTTCCACTACCCAGGGCTACATCGAGATTGCCGATGACGAACTGCGCGCCGCAGTCGCCAGCAGCACGGGCCGGCGTGAACGGCGCACGAACGTCGTCGCGATCAAAACCGGCACGGAGTCCCACATGGAAGTCCCACATGGCTCCCGCAGGAAGATCAAAGACACTGGCTAA